ACACCTCCGGTGCCTCTAACATCATAAATATCATTTAATATAATTACTCTACTCATAATAAGTTATTTTTCCTTAAATATTCATTTGCTAGTTGATTATAATTATTAGCGTGTTGTCTAATCCATGTTGTATTATTTTTATCTGCACTAATAATCTCACTGTGTGTAAATCTTAAATTACTAGCACGACTGTATCCTAAATATGATGTCATAATACGTTTTTGCCAAGCAGTACCTTTTTGTGCTTGCTCGATAATATTTATCATGTCTGACTTTGTCATGTCACCGTTTTTCCAGTCTTCAACATATATGCCGTTTGCATTCTTTTCAAGTGTAACTGTGTATCCGTATTTTTCAGGATTGCGTTGTATTCTACTATAATCAATAGTATATTCTTTGTTAGGATCATATCCGCCAATATATAGAGGAGTTATCTCCCAAGCATCAAGCCATGGCTGTGTACTAATCCAATCTACTAGTTCAATACAACTAGACTTTGTTTCTCCTGGTAATCCTAGTATGAATCCGCTGCCTTGTACTATACTATCTCCCCATGCACTTTTACATTGTTCTAATGCACTTTCGATAATATAACGTTTGGTTACTTTGCCTATAAGAGGCCCTACCTGATCTGTAACTGTTTCTATTCCCCATTGTATACTGCGGCAGCCACTTTCTTGTATCATACTAATCATTTCAGGCTTTTGGTATAACAAATCAAGTCTGCCAAAACCACTCCATGTAATATCAAAAGGTAGGTTAGTAAATACATTGTGTATTAGACTCATCTTTCGCATGTTTTCGTTGAGCTGATAATCGGTAATCATGTAGTGCTGTGTACCAAAACGTTCGTAGTTTTCTATTAGTACATCTCGCAAATGTGTTTCGTCCAAGGTCCAACTGTTTACTGCTTTTTTAGGGTAGTCACAAAAGGCACAGTTAAAGGGACAACCTCTACTGATTTCTAATGGTAGTGCTTCATGTGGAAATATGTAGTCATCGTCAGTCCAATGTATTTTACTATACCTAAACTCTTGCTCTGTCATGCTACCATAATCAAGTTCTGACTTAACAAAGTTGGTGTCAGGAAACTGTTCCATTAATCCTAACACACTTTTATCGGCCATACCTCCTACCCATAAGTCTACCATAGGATACTTTTTTTGCAATGCTCTTTTTTGTGCAACCTTCTGGCCACCTACAACTATCTTTATATTAGGATATTTGGCTTTTGCATTATCAAACCATTTAGAAACTTCTTCTGGTGAAAAAGGAAAGTATACATTCCACATATTACTTTTGCGTGTTCTACTATCTGCACTCCAATGTGTTTCCCAGTCTTCTGGCATTAGTGTACTAAAATGTGTACTACTAAATCCTAGAAACTTTGTTTGTTTGCTTACATATAAATCTATAGCACGTTTAAACCGTTCTTCAGTAAAATGACTAAAGAAATCTATAACTTTAACGTTGTGTCCTGTTTCACGTAGTCTGCTGGCAACTGTGTAGGCGCCTGCATCTCTGCCCCAACCTATACTACCATTGCATTCTGTAAATAGCACTACATCATAAATCATGTTGGTTTAATCACATAACAGTTCTGTTCGCTAGTTTCAGTTTCAAAAAACTTGCTTGTTTGTTCAAAACCAGCATTTAAATAAGTTTCTAATGCAACTTTCCTTGGCAGGCTCCAACAGTAAACCATTTCTGCGTTGCGTCCAAGATAACAAGCATGTTTCAACAACTTTGTGCCAATTCCTTTTTTTCTATATTGAGGAAATACAAACAACCCTCTACTCCTATAGTGAAATCTACTACTGCAATGTCCGCTATTAACTCCTGCTATTTCGCCATCGACAATATAAGCAAAAAAAGTCGGAGTATATTTTTTACTTATACTAGTATAAGGTATATCCTCATATCTCATATTACTCATTGGCAATATTTCTTTTCTGTTAGGCCAGAGATGTTTTTTCCAAATTTCTTGTATGTCTAAAAATGTAATGTATTCAATCAATCTGATCTCCTACAACAATATGTTTGGGTACAAGATATTGATATATTTTAAAAAAACTTTGATTGAATGTATTGCCGCTAGAAGCCATTCCACTGTGTGGCATTTCAACTGGCACAGTTAATGGTTTGTTTACAAAGATAGTTCCCCAACGTGCATGTTCAACTACATAACGTTTGGTTGCTAAATCTTTGGTGTATAAATGCAATCCTAATCTATTAGGAAGTTGGTTTATTTGTTTTACAAGATCTTTGATATTTGTATATGTGCTTACTGTTGCTGTAGGAGAAAAGTGATCAATATCATTGCACTCTCCTAAGGTAACACCGTCAATTTTTGTTACAGTATCAAGTAGTTTTTCAACAACAAAAATATGTTTAGGTGCTGTGCAATCTGCTCCAAGATTGTACTTAACACTCCATTCAAGATTTTCTAATATAAATGCCGAATTACCATCGTTAACAACTGCTATACTTGCTCCGCCTACATCTGCGTTTACATCATGGTGGTTTGATTTAAAATAATCTGCTGTTTTCTTGCTGCCTGTTATATCAACAAAGTCATACTCTTGTAAATTTATATTGTTGACTATTTTTACACTATTGTATTTGTTTTTCCAGTTATCTAATATCCAAGGCAAGGCACCTACATTACCATCATTTAGTTTAATATCAATAGTGCATCCAGCTGCTAGTGCCGGCGCTATTTTCCATAATGCTATAACCAATGGATAGTTCCAAGGAACAACACCTAAACAGTGTCCTTTTGATTCCCATCTCATACTACTAGTGCATGTCTTAAAGTATTCATATTCAGGCACGGCTATTAGGTTTCGAGCTGCACCAGCATAATATCTACAAATATCAACACTGATATTAATAAGAGCAGTAGGTTCTAGTTGTAGAATATATTCTTGATTATCTTCAATAAACTGAGCCAAACTCAAAAGAATTGATTGTTTATCTTGTGGTTTCATATCTTTATTATATTACAGAAATACAGTTTTGTCAAGTATTTCAAACCGCAAACTTAGCCCTATTTTATAATCACAATCCATACGACCTGTGCAGTGTAACTGATTGCTAGGAAATACAAGTATGTTGCCTGGCTTATAATCATATGCAGTACCAGTTAAACCGTAAAACTGTTCTTCATTGCGATAATCATATTTTAATATTTCATACATATCGTCAGAAATAGGCTGATCGGTACAGCCAATTACTGTTGGGTCTTTGTATGGAAAGTCACGTTTTTTATTAAGGTTAAAATCTTGTTCAGGTTTCCATATATCACCTAACCATGTTGCACCACTGTAATCAGTACAATGCTGATCAAACACAACAAACTTTTGTTCTGCATTATCACTTACATAAAGTGGGATTAAAATATTGTAACTATTTTTATTGTTTCCGCTATCTATATGTGTAAAGTAAGGAAAGTCGTGCTTATAAAAATTATCACCTAAGTTTTTGTCAACAGGTATATATTTTTTTAAAATAGGTTCAAGTATGTGTTGTATATGACTCCAGGGCTGTCCAATTTTAGTCATTCCCATTGTGTCATAGTGTAGATGTGTATTATTATTAAAGAAATCGAGAAGGTTATCTACTACGTGGGCAGACAACACAGATTTATACATTTTAACTGTCATATATTATTTTATATGATTTACTTGTATCTCTTGCTTAGATTTGGTTGGAAAAACAAATTCAGGTTTGCTATGATGCTCTCTGCGTGGTCTTGATTTATTTTTGAAGCCAATCCCCATTAACAGTTTGATTGGATTTTTAGCACCAACTATAGTTGCAACTTCTGTTGCGTCAAAACATGCACAACACCCTGTTCCGTAGTGTAGCATACTAGAAATAAGATTTGCATATCCTGCTGCAATACCAATTGCCATGTGTGCATCTTTTTCTAAATTTTCCTTTTGAGCAGCCGTTAGTTTACCATCATCATGTGCCCACATTTCGTCATTTCGATGTACTGTATCAGTAGTATGTCTACTCATATAATCTTCAACTTCAAATGCTAATACTAAGTTTGCTAGTACTTGACTGTTGGTTTCATTCTTTCCTGTTTCGTAATTTAAAAAACCTGAAGTAGTGTCATGAATATTTTCAATAACTTGTCTATTGGTAATTACATGAACTTTATAAAAGGAAATATTCTGTTTGCTAGGACAGTTTGTTACACTATGGACTATTAAATCAATGTCATCCTGCGGAATCTGTTTTTGTAAATCCCAGTTGCGTTGACAATGCTGACTTCTAATAATTGCTTTTTTTACTTCTGTATGGTTCATCAATAAATTCTCCTCAATGTATTTATGACAGTATTATGTCAACTGCGTTGTCTACTGTAATATATTCTGTAGTAGCCATGTTGGGATACTTTTGTAATATGCGTTCAGTTCCTACATACCCAAACTGAGTATATTTTAAATTCAAAGTTGTATCTAACTTAATCAAATCGTTGTGTAAAACACGCAATGATTTTTTCTGTATTTGATATTCTAACAAATGTTCATAGTTTTTTAATATTGTTTCGTCTTCTGCTATTACACTACCAACATTGATTATTGTTTTATTAGTATCTTTAAACGCATGGAACAGATCTAACAACATATAAGTTTGCCCAAACCCATCATGTGCATTGTTTATAAAAATATCAACATCATTGCATTGTTTAATAATATGTTTTCTATCAATGTGTTCATTGATATTATATCCTGTGCTTTTACTAAATCCAATAAAGTTTGTGACTGATTCAGATATAGCTTTTCCTATACCAGATGTATGTCCTGTTATTGCGTATTTCATTTATCACCCAATATTGTAACTACCAAATGAAGTCTTTCATCTGTACTACCGTTAAATGCAGTATGAGGAACAACTGTGTTTGTCCAGTACCACTGATTTTGTTTTAGATGCTTACTTTTGTTTTCAATAACCATAAAACACCCGTCTTGTGTTTTTATTGGATAATGTAATCTAGGAGTATCATCATTGTGCCAAGTTAAACAAGTTTTAGGCCTAGAATTCATTATGCGAATTCTGCCTACTTTATATTTTTTAGTTACACTATTATACACATCTTCAAATAATGAATCTTTAAACCCTGTACAAAGTACCTCAAAGCTATCTTCCTTTAAAGGAACTTTTCTAGGAGGTACTATTAGTTTGCCGTGTTCGTTTGTGTAACAGCTATCCCAATCTAAAAACAAACTTCCTCTGCCTGTTAAACAGTTTGACGGATCAGCTTTGGTTGCGTTTAAACAAATCTGATCGTTTACATCATGATGCCACCATATTTTTTTTTCATCAAGAAGTCTTAAAAATTCTGTATACAAATCGTATACAGGAAGGTTGCTGAGTTCAATAAAGTTCACTGACTTTCCTTTGTGGTCCATAGTATTATACTTTTCTTGTTTTTAGTACCCGAACTTTTATATGAATCGCTACAATGAAATCTACATTGATGCCATAGCATAAGACTATTTTTCTTCCATTCTATTATTTTTTCAATACTCATTCCTTCAAAAAAACTGTAATCTTCATGTTGATTTAAATACCGATTATAATATTCCTGTGTAATAGTAGTTTCTTTTATAAATCCTTGTGAGTTTTTTATTGTGTTAGGTTTTAAGAAACCTGTAAAAATATGACGGCGTTGTTCCCAGTCTTGATCAGGAAAATAATATTGGTCAAATGTTATAGTAGATGCTGTTCCCCAATTACTATCCTCACTTACAACATCTAAAGGAATACACAGTGTTGCATAGGGTAACGCATTTTCTCTAACATCAGCTAAGTTATGATCAGTATGCGTTGGAACAGGATTACCAAGTGTGTTTGAAACTACTGATAGATATACATTGTGAGGTCCTATTATATCTTTTATGCGGTCGCTAAGTAGACTATCAAGCGTACTTTCATAATAGTTAAACTTAGTATACTGTTGTCCTGAATGTACAACAGGATCGTTTTCTTCAAGCTCGGCTGCTATAGTTTTTATTTTGTCAAACTCGCTGGTACTAAAAAAGTTTTCAAACAACTCAGAAGGAAACATTGTTTTGTTTTGAGCCTTCATTAGTTCTTTAGAATAATACATTTTAGGTTTCCTGCAACTGGCATTCGATATATTTATTTACAAACTGTTTTGTATTATTCAATAACAAATCGTAGGATACGTCTATCTCGTATACATTTACAAGATCTGCCATTGAGCATTGTAAAGACGTACTAAATTCTCCTATTCGAAATCCAGCAACTTTTTTGTACTGAAAAGACTTGTCGTTTAAATCAAGTGCTACTTGAACTAACTCAGTATGTACTAAATCACCATTTACCCAGTTAACAAGATTATCATCTGTGAACTGGTATCCATACTTTTCATAGTTTTTTTCAAACTCGCTTACAAACGGAGAGCCGTCTTCGACATTAATAGGATTAATGTATAATGCCCAATGCCACCAGCAACTCATATCATTATCTATCATCCATTGTAAATCTATTTCTTCTTGTTCTTTATTCCACCCTGGTAAACCTACAATCATTCCCATCCACCAGTTTGTTTTATCTTTCCATTCTTTTTTTAGTTCTAACAAAAAGGCTTTTGCGTTTTGTCCGTTCCATCCTTTTCCTATTGCTTTTGCACCCTGTGTTTGAAAAGTTTCAATGCCAAAAAAAGCACTGCGCAATCCAGATTCAGGAAGTAAAGTTATCATTTCAGGATTAGCTGCTAATAAGTCTATTCTTAAATAAGCAACATATTCTAACTCAAATGGCAAAGACTTACTAATACGATGAATCATTTGTACTTTATCCAAACTTTCATTAAATGTATCATCGCTAAAATAATATTTGGTAGTACCAAACTGCTGATAGTTTTGTAATAACTCTGTACGAATATCTTCTTCACGCCTTATATTAGTTCCTTTTTTTCGACCGATTAAAGGAAACTGACAAAACTTACATTTAAATATACACCCTCTGCTTATTTCAATACTTAATGTTTCATAGGGCTGAATAGCATCATCATTGTGATACTTTCGTGTAAAATTTTGTATATTAAATAGTGGACGCACTTCTATTTTGTTTGATAAGGTATCTAACATTGCAAGTGTTTCATCTTCTGCAAACTGATGTATACGAATCCAGTCGTTATCGTCTATTACACTAGAATACGAGTTTGATCCTCCAAGTGCCCATTTTATATTAGGATGTGTTTGTTGAAACTTTTCTTTTAAATGTGTTACCCATTTAGGACAACAAATGCCGCCGATTTTTACTCCATCATGTACAACTACGTCAATATTCCAAAAAGTAGTACTTACTCCAAATGCAAGTGTATTCTCGTCAACATGTTTGTTAGCTATTTCTTCTAAAATGTTAGGGCTAATCTTAAAACAAAAGTCTATTACTTTTACAGTATACCCAAAAGAACGTAACCACGAGGCAAGTTGATATTGTCCGCCGGAACGTACAGCATAATGTTCTGGTTCCTGCATTCCTGCAAAGATAATAAAGTTTGCCATTATAACTTCCTTTTAGGAATTTTGCTATCAGCACTGCTGACACAACTACCTGTTATACAAGGCATAGCTTTATCAAACAGTTTAAATCCTGTTTCAATATTCCCAAGTGGTACATCGTGACAACTATAACTGCGTTTAACACTGCCATCAGGTTCTCTAATAATAATACCCTGATATCCTGCATTACAACTCCAACCTTTAAAGTTGTTGAAGTTAAATGCATTAAAACGTTCTGCTTGATCCATATACCAGTTTTTGCCGTTAGCATCTTTCATTTCAATTTGCATGTGCCACGGTATAGTAGTGTCCAGCTTTCCATCAACACCTGTAGGTATTTCAAATGTTGGTTTAGGACGACCTTCCCACTTGCGTTTGCTTTCTGTGTACGCACGTTGTGGCATGCCGTTGTGTAAACGTTTTAGGTCCTCCGGTTTGTATCCATCAACCACCCTACTAGCAGTAGGGTCTGATTGCGGCTTGAGTGTGACGTTGATTCCTTGCTCGTGGAAGAACAGGGCATTTTCCCAATCTCGTTCAAACCAGTCTGGAACCATAACCATATTAATTGTAACTTGTACATCGTGTTCTTGACACAGGATTAATTTGTCTGCGAACTCCTGCATCTTCTCCTTTGTATTTAAGTGCTCTGTGTGCAAACTTGCTGTAATGCTTGCACGGTGGAACGGCTTTACTGCTTCTACATACTGCTCAAACCAACGCATGTTACGACTACAGTTACTAGTCATGTGTACGCTGGTATAGTTAGTATTGTCTACGTCATCAGCCAGATGCTGTAGAATGTCCAAGTAGCCAGGATGGAAAGTAGGCTCACCGCCACTAAGACTAAAATGATAACTATTAAATCCGTTTTCACGTGCTTGCCTCTTTATTTCATCTATGGTCCGTGTGCATAGTTCGGTAGGACGGTGATCCTTACGGTCGCTGCGGGCATAAGGCCAGCAGTAGGAGCATTTGTAATTACAGAACCTTCCAAGGAGCCAACTAACAGTAAATATATCACGATACAACAGGGTACGCTGACCAACACTAACAATGTCGTCAAAGGGTATTTTTGTAAAGTCATAATTTGACCATTTTAAATCTTCTGTCATATTATATTATAGCATCCGTTTTGTGTTCTGTCAATATATTTAAGTGTTGAATATTGGTATAAGCAACTTCTTGATAAAAATCTCTTTTACTTTACTTATTACCCATAAATACTATTAACATATCAGGAGAACCAGATGTTTTTAGATGACGCTAGTACAAATATCAAAAAAGCTGTTATTCGCAGCCAGCATGTTCAAAGAAATTGGGACCTAAGTCAAGAAATGCACCAGGGTGATATAGATCTTCTTGTTCATGCTGCAACTAATTGCCCAAGTAAACAAAACTTTAAATTTTATGATTTACATGTAATTACAAATAGAAATAGTATTGAAGAAATTCACAAGAACACCAATGGTTTAGGTATCACAAATGAAGAAACTGGCAATGCAGAATTTACTACAAATAGTCAAGTTCTTGCACATAGTTTATTTATTTTTACTGATACAGTTAGATCACCCAAGTACATAGAAAAGTGGAAAAATCACGATGGTGAATTAGAAAAAAATTGGATTCGAGATCAACATATGGCGATTGGAATTGCAGCTGGTTATGTAAATATAATTGCAAGTCAACTAGATTACAGAACTGGTTATTGTGCATGTTTTATTAATGAACCTATACAGGAAATCATTGGTTCAAATAACAGTATCGAACTAATGATCGGCGTTGGCATTAAAGACGACAGTTTGGATCGTAAAGTACATCATAAAACTGGTAGAATGCTGCACAGTTTTGTCAAAGAACCTATTACAGTACATTACCACAGATAAATTAGTTGTTAACATAAAAACATATTTCTGGCTCAATTTGGGCCAGATCTACTTTTCTTACTTCTTTGTACCTATTTCAACATTCTTAGTACCAAACCCTATTATTGCTCTTTTATATTCTACCGATGATTCAAAATTGTCTGGTATTTTTCTTGTTGATAAGAACCAACTACTACTGTGCCACCTTGCTGGATCAAACAACATCATTGTTCCTAATTCCCATTTATAAACACTATCAACTTTTAAATTTGCATACTCTCCAACATATCCGCTTCCAATGGGATTGTATTTTAAAACTTCCTGATCATATTTCCATTCCCACCAATTCGGCGATCCTCGATAATCAACAACTTCATTTGTATCTTTATAACGCATTTCCCCTTGTCGGTACATGAGCTTTCGAGGCTCAGTAGCTATTTTGTCATAATTTATAGTATAAGGTTGTCTACTATTCCAATCTAAGGGTATTATAACACCTAATACAATTTCATTGTAATGTGTCATTTCTCCATTTCGGCCTTCCCAGCAGTCAGCCTTATTATAATATTGTCTGTCATAATCAGTATGCAAACCTGCAGGCTCGCCACTATGAAAATATTCTAATCCCCAATCTAAATTTACATCAAAGCACTCATTAAAAAAGTTCTTTAATTTTTTATTTTCTTCATGCGGTTCGATTTTACAAAATCTATTAAGGTCATTTGCACCTGTAATTTTTGCATTTTTAGACTTTAATATTTTTTCAAAGTTTGTTTTGTGAAAATTTAAATCAATTTTATCTATGTTGTGATTTCCAAAGTTTACTTTCATACTAATATCTCTTCCTGTGTCTGTTTTGCATTTATAATTTTCTCTTTGTAATCTAGTGTTGAAAAAATCTTAGACTGATCTAATATACAACTATCAGAAAAAACAAACATATTCTTTTCCTTGGGTAATGCTGTAATTACTCTATCTTGTATTTTTGCTCTTTGTTCTAAATTATATATTATACTTGTAGGCTTGTAATGGAAAATATTACTTAACCAAAATAATTTAAATCCTTTTGCATTAAAGAATTTTTCAAAAGTGTTTTCATTGTATTGCATAATGTCTATGTGTTTGAAATCAAAAGTTACTGTTTCTCTTAGTTCAGCAAACCATGATTGAAATTGTTTTTCGCCTCCAAAAAAATCAAAAAACTCTTTTTCTCTATTACAATCTTCAACAATAGTTCCAGTGTATTTTAATTTAGTTGCAGTGTCTTTTACAAAATTTTCGTAATCTATTCCGTTCCATTGATAATATATAGCTTTCATCATTTCTACACTAAACTCATCCCAATCATAAAACAGCAATTTTGTATCGCTGTCAAATCCTTTATCTTTTAAAACTTTTAAATGATTGAGTCCTGCACAAACTGTTGCAAATCTTTTTATTTTTTTATTTGGAATTTGTTCCAATCTTTGTTTTTCTGTGTTATATAGATAATATTTTTTAATAAAATTAAAATCAATAATATTTTGAAACTGATCGTCAATTTCATATGGATAAGAATATGCCTTGCTATCTCGAATACTTTTGTTAAAACTTTTAATAGTAAAGCCTGCATCTAAAAACGATTTAATAAAATTGTATCCTTGTTTTAAATCAGTGTAAAGCTTCTCTTGTGTGCCAGGAGCAATCCAATAAGGAGTGTAATCGTCATGATGATTCTGTTTAGATCTCAAAGGCACATTGCATAACAATTTTTTTTCTTTATGACCATATTCGGGGCATCCTATACTTTTCCAAACATCTGCATTAAAATAGAAACATTGATTGTGTAATTCATAGTATCTATCTTGTTTATCTAATATATGTCCTACTAGCACATCGTCATCATTAATATTTTCTATTAGTTTTGAAATAAACTGTCCATTTACTTCTAAATCATTTCCAATATCAATAATTACTACATGCTTGTGGTCACTCCAATTTTCAACAAAATCTAATGCTGACTCCATGTATGTAAAGACTTTGACTTTTACTTGAACACTGATTTCTAAAGCCCAGTATTGCAATAAATTTTGACAATAAGTCTTAATTTTATTGTTTTTAATTTCTGCGGTGTTGTTTAGAAAGATGACTAAATATTTATTAAGTACCATGTTTATATTTATAAAAGGATCTTACAATGGATAAATTTATCGAACAATACAACTATCCTGCAAAACAAGTATATGATAAAAACATCGATAGCATCGATAAATTGTATAAGGCAAAGAACATACCGTTTCTTCCTATAGCAGGATTTGAAAATGCTAAATGGGAGAAAATGCTAAAAGAAGCTAAATCATTAAGCGATCAATATGTTACACATAGAGCAAAAGAAAGTGATGGGTGGCAAAGTTTATGTATACATGGATTAAGTAGTGTACACACTGATCATCATTCTCGGTATGGATTTCCTGATAGAAACAATGCGCCTTATAAATGGACTGATATAAGTAACTTCTGTCCAACAATAACACGTTTTTTTAAAAAGTCATTTGGGTACAACTTGTATGACAGAATAAGAATTATGAAATTGCGTCCAGGTGGTTATATAGATTTACATCAAGATGTATTTGATTTAGACGAAGCAAGATTAGGTCCTATTAATATTGCGTTAAACAACCCAGAAGATTGCAAGTTTTATATGGAAGATATAGGATATCTACCTTTTCAACAAGGAAGTGTTATTATGCTTAATCTTTATAATAAACATTGTGTGTACAATAATAGTAACGATGATAGATATCATTTGATTGTACACGGAAAAAAAGGTACAACGTGGCCCGATAGATTATGGAATAGTTACAAACTACATGCCTAAATACTTTAAAGTATTTTCTCCTAAGACAGTTTTATCCATTCTGCGTTGTTTTAAAAACCATTCTAAACTATTTTTAGTCTTGGATTTTAAATAACTCATATTTAGATCGTCGTAGTTATCTAATGTAAATTCTAATTGTTTTTTTACATTATCAAAATTTATATTTTTATAAACTTGATTAATGATATCCTTTGATAAAACCTTATAATCAAGTTCACTACCATCTGGTTTTAAATCAAACATAAAACTAAAACTCGGCCAACGTTTAAACTCTTCTATAATATCAGGTAAAAATTCAAAATTAATTATAGTGACTAAGCCATCAACATTTACCCATGTGCTATTTGGTTTTTGATCGATAAGGTAATCTACATTTTGTTGCACCTTGTTGTACTTATAAGGCCAACGGATAAAGTCATAGTTAGACCCTATACTATCTATGCTCACTGTTACTTTAGAATCTTTTACCTGTTTTAAATTTTTGATAATCTTTTCATTCATTACTGTACCATTTGTAGTAAATACAAGTGTTGTGTCAGAACACAATCCTTGATCTATAACTTTGCCTATTTCTGTCCAGTTTTCTGCCAATAGAGGTTCGCCGCCAATAATTTTAAGTTCGCCTATATTCCTATTTTTTAAAAAATCTGCAACTACTTTAGCAACCTTAGAAGGATTGCCATTTACTTCAGGATCGTGACTCCATTTACCAGGAAGTTTAGATCTATCTTTATAACCCGATGTAATTTTTTCTATAAGGCTACTAACATTTGGAGCACAAAAAGGACAGGCTAAATTACAAGTGTTGCCAACTACAACATCTAAAATATGATAGTCTAGCACAGTTTCTTTAGGAAAAATAAATCTAGGACTTTTTGTAGGGTTATGTTTTTCTACTTCTATACAAGGATGACATGCATCGTGCAATTTGTCAGTATTTTTTTGCCAATCTAAAAAATATAATCTATTGTCGTGAGATTCTAAGTCTTGCCATGTATTACAAACTTGCCATTTCTTATACTGGTTATCAAACTTTCCTCCATGCATATGACAACAAGGTCTAGTCCTAAAAACTAGATCATTGTCTTGATTTGTGCTAAACTCAAATCTTAATGCCTTGTCGATATAAGGACAGAAGCTATCCATTAAATAAATCCTTGTATTGTGGTACAATATCTAATACATTTTGATTTCGTATTTCGTCTAGTTTTTTTGTTTGATCAACAAAATGACCTAACCATTCTTCACTGTAGTCTTCACTTAACATAAATTTTTCAACTCCGTCAAGTAGTTTTTCAAAGTTTTGTTTTATATGGTCGCTGTATTCAGTAGTTCTAATCCATTCTCTAAAGATTTTATAATATTCTGAAACTTGTGCCTTTAGCTCAGGTGGTAAAACTTTTACATTAAAATACTTAGGACTATGACACATATGATGTGTTACAATAGGACGAGGACCAGTAATAGGATTGTAACTATCTAATCCGCTATCTTCTAATTTCCATTTCATAAATTCAGGAAAATGAAACACATTATAAGGTGTTACTGTAAATGCATACCATGCTTTGAGATTTATATCTGCTTCTTCTAGCTTTTGCATATTGCGATATACAGCACTCCATTTAGCTGGAGTTCTTTGATAGTCAAATACATCTCCCACGCCATCAATGCTTACTCCAATTCTTACCTGTTTAAACTGCTCCCATAAGTGTACAAGTTTATTAGGTACCATGGTTAGATTTGTGTTGTACTCCAATCTTACATTTTTTGACTTGCCACTTGCAACAAGTCTTTCTAAACTTTCAGTGTGTTCATCAATAATTAAAGGTTCTCCACCAACAATGTATATTTTTTTGCTGTTTGGTGCATACTTTTCAAAGTTGTCCCAATATCTATTGCTGTTTTGAAACCAATCATATTGATCTGTGCTCCAACGACCTTTTGCATTTTTTGTTAATTGAATTTTATCGTGAGTATCTTTGTAATGTGTTCTACCATGTAGTTTAACAAAGTCGTCATACCATGTGTGACTGTCAGTAGGACCGCACATTCTACATTTAAGGTTGCAAAAGTTTCCGTATCTTATATCAATAAACTCTATATCTTGTTTGCTTGTATCTATTGTTCCGTCTTCTTGTGTGATAGGTGCCATTTTTTCTAGACTAACATCTCCAAACCACTTACCCCAGTCTTCGTTTTCGTACTCTCGGCGGCTGCGTATTCCGTTTTTTTCTTCTTGTCTACAACGTTCGCATTCAGGATGCCATTCTCCTTTTAACATACTAGCTCGCACTTCTTTGAGTAATTCAGCATTTCTTGCTTCGTTCCAATCGTCTTTGCCAGCATTGTATGGAGTGCCATTTTCTTTGCGCATAATACCACGCTGCGGACTGTAACTATTTGTATTACAGCAAATCCTTAGGTCACCATTATTACGTAGATTTATGCTATTCCACGGCAGCGGACAAAAAGTACATTTACTCATTCTATATCCTTAAAAATATCTTTCATCTCTGGAAATGTTTCATCGAAACTGTTTCCACGTTGCCGATCACATAATCCTAAAAACTCTTTCATCTCGGGCAAGCGTTGGCTCCAGTCTTCGCTTTCCATAAAACTGAGAATACCATTTAGTCTTTTAATACCATATTCAGCACTTCGCCACTGTTCGTACTCTACTTTACCTTTGTGCCAATCCGGAATACCTAGCTCCCAATTAGCTTCCCACCAGGGATACCATGCTTCGTATTTTGCTCTGCACTTAGCTTTGAAGTCTGCAGGCAAGCTCTTGACATTTAGATGTGCAGGCCAATATACAAAGTGCTGACTAATACCGCCTGCGCCAAATGGCCACATGTTAATCTTTTTAAACTTCTTCTCTAGCTTCCATTGAATAAAGTCTGGCAAGTAATATACATTAAGTGCTTGTACTGCACACGCTATAGTGATTTCAACATTATCTGTAGTTTGTGTATCAAGAATGTGAAATACTTCTTCTTGTCGTTTCCATTCACTTGGATAACGAATGTAATCGTTCATCTCTTTAATGCTGTCTATTGAATAGTGGAATCGTACTAATTTGAATTCTTTCCACAGATCAAATAAATCCTCTCTCCACTCAACTCCGTTTGAGTTATATCGCAGTTCAAGATCTTTTGCATAACCCATTTTAATTGCATGTTCAAGTATTTCATAGTGTTCTTCAATAATAAGACTTTCACCACCAGCAAAATAAATTTGTTGCATACTAGGCATCTGTTCATAAAACTGTTGCCAGAATACAGGATTTTGCTTGTGCCAATTATAACTACTGCCATTAGTGCTGCCTTTGTTGTCCCACTGCATAATCTCTTTGAGTGATTCATTTTTTACTTCAGGAAAAATCTTTTTATAATCCTTTATCCAGCCACTACTGTCATGTGGACTACACATTACACATGCTAACTGACACTTTGTGCCAAACCGCAAATCAATATATGCTAAGTTAGGCGGAACACTGCCGTCCTCGTTTGTTTCTTGTAGTATTTTATCTACATCTACACGCTCACTCCAATAGTGTGTTTCCCACATGCGTTTGCTGCGATGTCCAGCAGCTTCTTCTTTGTAGCACTTCAAGCAACTTGGCGGCTTTTCTCCGTTGAGCATTTGCTTGCGAACATTTTTCATATACTCGCTATTCCATGCTGTTTGAAAATCACTAACGTTTAAGTTGTTAGGTCTTCCTTCATCATCTTTAAGAATACCTACTTGCCCGCCGTGTGCTTTATCGTTGGTAGGGCCAACTGAACTTGCATTTGCTGTACAACATACTCGCATACTACCATCTGGTCTTGTGCTTAGATGCACCCAGGGTAATAAACAAAATGTATCACTTACTTTATTATTCATAGTATTGATCTGCTCGCATTACTTCTCTAAATTTATCAATAATTTGACTATCCTTGAAAAAATCAACTACCTTATTATGCAAAATTGTTTCTATATCTAAAAGCAATATTTTGTTATTCCTAATTCCCCAATTATAGATAGGAGTAAGTCCTTTACTATCTACTGTTTCATTGCAAACATTCTTCCACATTGTGTTTTTAATTGGATCTGTTTTGAGAAATACAAGTTGAGGATCCATAATAGCTATATTATAATTGTAAGCAACTCGGTGGTTATCTTTTAATTTTATTGGTGCAGCAAATTGACTTACACAAACAAATTTATTAACAATTTTTAATTTTGGTGTAAAAAAGTTTATATTGTTCTCAATTAGTATTTGGTATCTTACTATTTCGCCTTCCAATATATTAGGATTTTCAAATAGTTTGAAAACAATATTATTATTACCGTTGTAATAAACTTTTTTATTAGTGCCACTGGCTATTAGATTGTACCTTTCTTCTAAAAATTTTTTATTACTTTTATAGGTAGTTAGATTTTCCATTATATAATACTTATTTGAACTGTTCTGCAAAAGGATCAAACTCGATTCCGCATTTCATGCTACACACTTTAAGTTTACCATCAGCACAACTTGATTTGTTCCAACTGCGTTCAATATCATCAAAGATGCCTGTTTCAAATACTGCTTTCAAGCCGTGTGTTTTTGCATTCAACGCATCTTTGCCTCCAACAGCATCTATAAAATCCCATATCTGTTCTTGTCTATAATCTTTGTTCCACCACTTGTACATTCTTCCAGCAGTCCAGCAACAAGGAAGTGCCAATCCTTCTGCTGTAATAAACAAGTTGCCTTCATCTTTTACTTTGCAGTTGATAGGTACAACATCATAGTATGCATCCATGCTACCGTATTTTTCTAACAGTGCATCCTGTTTGCTTAGTGCTTTGTTGAGATATTTTTCATCTGGTTTTTTAAGTTCGGCAGTTTTGTTGCCCTTTTTGTCAACTGCTTGATGCGATTCTTTCTTTTCAGTTTTAGCAGTAACAAATCTTCCAGTTTTCTTTGCTTGAAACCTTTCAAAGCCCATCTCTTTGCTGAGTGCTTCTGCTTCATCTACTTGATGCTGATTGTGTTCAAAGATCAAAAAGTCCCAACGAGCTCTACCGCCAGCAGCAATAAAACTTTTCATAGCCCGTTCTACTGCATCCCAGCTAACACCCTGCCTGTAAATATGATTAGTGTCACTAAGACCGTCCACACTGAAAATAACAGTGCCCATTCTACCAAAGACTTGGGCCAATTCACTCCACCACGCTTCATCTCTTGCTCCTGCATTAGTATTCATACTCAGCCACATGTCTTTGTTATGCTCTCTAAAGTAACGGAATATTTCTAATGTGTCTCTTGCAACAATAGGATCACCCAAGTTACCACACATATATATTGTTTTTAACTGCTTAATAAATTCTGGCTCAAAAATACGTTTACAATCTTCAAGTGTAAGTTCACTGAGATCAATATGTGGATTTACTGCACCGCCGTTTTGATTGCGATCACACATTGGACAACTAGCTTGACAGTTCTGTGTGTTTTCTAAATGAATTGTTTTAATATCTTTATAGTTATACATTTTCTAATCTCTTTAATGTGTACTTAGCAATTGCTTCATTAGTTTTTGTACCACAGTGCCGATTATCTCTTGCTTTATCTACTCGAGCAATTTCATCCACTCCATAAAAATCAGCTACCCAATCATTTAATGCAAATTCAATAATAGGTATATCGCATATTTTGTGCGTTAAGTCATAGAAAAATTTAGACATTACTTCTAGACTATTATCTTTTACAAAAAACTCAAATACAGATTGATCAGGAATTCGTGCATGTACTACATCAATTCCCTTTTCACCATGCAAAGATATTCTATTTTGCTCTGGCCATTGTATAATTGCTGCTTTCGGATTAGGGTATTTGCTAAACAGTAACTTGATCAAATTTGTAAATACACAAGTAGATGATCCGCCGCATATTCCTAAATTAATAACGGGTATACCTGTTTTTCTTTCGATAATATTACTGTATCGGTCTTCTTCATGCAGATATTGTCCAAATGTATTACTACATCCTAGTGCAACATAGTATTCGTCAGTAGGATAAACTGTTTTACTCCTATACCCTAGTTTGTTAATTGTTGTAACAATAGGATATGTTTTAGAGTCATAATATTTCCATGCAGGGCCTAATGATTTTTTTAATTTTTTCCAATTTTGTTTTTCACTTCTAGATTCAAAGGTGTATTCTTCTGAGTCCCTTACTGCAAAAAATGGCAAATTATCTACTATCATCTAATACCAACTTTACTTCTTTACCAGGTCCTGTTTTGCTAGGCAGATCACCATACTCATTAATATACCAATGCACAACTGCCAAGTACCAGTTATGACTGTTATGATGTGCTTCTTTATTGAACATCCATATGTTATTGTTAGTAGCTTCCATGGTGCTTAATGCTCTAGCACTTTCTAGTTGCATTTCTCTTAGTGTTAAATTACTTATATCCAATTAACATAAACCTCTTGTACTTGGGCAGTTCTAATTCGCCACTATATAAAATATTATTCATAGGTGCTTTTACTGCAAACTCTTCTATACTTCTAACACAATTAACATGTTCTTGCACTTCATAATAATTATTACTTTGTAATACAACTAATTTACCAGTAGGAATCTTTGCATACCATTCTTCAAAGTTTTCAATATGTTCGCAACTTGTGTTTATAACAGTATTAGGAGAGTCTGTTAAATTTACCTGACTACCGTCGCTGCGTTTGACAGCATATGTATGTTGATTATAATTTATATTATATATGTCTTGTATTGATGATTTAAATTTCCAATCTTTCATTACCCAAGGCTTGTTAAACACTTCTGCAATATCTACACATCTTGGATCTATGTCGAAAGATCTAACATTATCTAACTTAATGTTACTTTCAAATAACATTACTGCAAGTGTAGCATACCATCCTGCACATAAAAACACTGTTCCTAGTTCTACATCCAACTTGTCAAGTTCATTTACTAGCCATAATTTACTTTCTAGCTGCCCTCTACTAAAACAATCATTCCATATTTCTGTTTCGTTTACAAAAAAGTTTTTAAAGGCTGCTGTAAATTGTGTATTTACATATCTATCAAGAATTGGCCATAACTTATATATGTTATCTTCTAATACAAGTTTGCGCAAATCATCATCACCAAGAATTCTAAAAATGCTATGTAAATTTTTTTCTATAACAGCTTTGCGTAGATCTTCAGTATCGTGACTATCTATAGTTCTAAAAATACTGTGCAAGTTTTCTTCCATTATTGCTTTGCGCAATTCTTCATCTGCATTTAACAATCTAAATAAACTACTTAAATCATGATCAATATATACTCTGCGTAGATCTGATAACTTTGAATTAGTCGGATAGAGTAATTCAAATCTATCTAGTAATTCAAATGTTTCCATCAAATTGCTCCTTTAACCAATCAAAGTCGTTTATCTTTTTGAGAGCTTCGGTGTTGCCTTGATTGGCCATGCCATATGCTGCGCCTTCTCTTGCACCTCTAATAGCATCCTCTCCATAAGGACGATCTTTTCCTACTGTTGTCCAAATACGCAAACGTTCTTCTGTTTCTTCGTTCTTTTGCCTATCAATTACTTTACTACTAAGTTTTGTACATTCTCTAAATGCACTTTTAAAACTATTAAATGCATCTGTATTGAATGCAGTAATGTTGCTTATGTCATGCACTGCTTTGAACTTAGTACTAATACTAGTTGTCATGTCAGGCTTGCTAGTATCCATATTGATAGTCAAGTCAGTTGGAAATAGTTTTACACCGCCATACCCATATACCATATCATTGATTGGATTTTGACTGCGCCATACATGTACCATTTCTTTGTCCCAACGTGCAACTTGGTAATCAAAGTTAAAGTCATCTACAATAGTTGCATCTCCATCAATAATCCAAAACAACTCTGTGTTGCATAATTTTGCGCCTGCAATATGTGCTTGGTGGATACCTTTTACTCCATGTACACGTTTACATCGAGGAAAGCGTTGAAGTATACGTTCATAATTTTCATCAGCATTTGGTTCTTGGTAACTAATAAAAACTATATCATATGGCTTGGGTGTACTAATTGCAATGTTTACTTCTTTTTTGTTTGCAATAAACTTATAGTCAAACTCTCGCCTACTAAACTTGCCGTTCTTACTACACAATACTATGCCGTCATGATACTTTCCATTAAGATATGCATGGTTAATTTTTCTGTCATATGTTTGATCGTGTGTAAAGTAAGTGTCAAATGCAAAACGTGCTGTTGGATTTACATAAGGTGGAATAATCCAAAACATTTCAGTGGGCGAATTTTGTAACGCATCAAGATAGTCTTCGTATACTTTAGGATAGTACTTTGCATACTCAATCGGTCCACTACCGACTATATCCCATTCTTTACAACCAACTATGTGCCGGTGCTCTATTTCTCGCTTGGTCACTTGCTTGTGCTTTGACAACAAAAACAAACCATTGCGTTTATTGTTAACGTGTAAGAAAGAGTGGTTAGTCATTCTGTCATACGCATTGTCATGTGTAAAATATATATCAGGAAGGTCAACGCTAATATTTGCACTACTCATCCAAAACATTTCTGTTTTACTATTTTCAAGTGCATACAAATAGTCATCGTATGTATCTATTTCAAAAACATCATAAGTTGTTGCAGTCGAACCAACTATATCCCATTCTTTACGACTTACCAAATGTCTAAAGTTTATTTCTTTTTCACTGAGTGATTTTTGTCTTGAACATAAAAATAAGCCGTTGTATATTCTCCGCTCATTAACATCATGTATAAATGCATGATTTTCCTTTCGATTGTATGTGTCGTGGTGTGTAAAATAAATGTCCGGTAATGTAGATTTAATATTACGACTATCTATCCAAAACATTTCTGTTTTTGATGTTTGCATTGCATGTAAATATTCTTCGTATGTATCTACATAGAAATGATCATATGCAACAGGATTACTTGCTAGTACTTCAACTTTTTTACTTTGTACATAAAATCTATGCTGTGTTTCTTTTACATTAAATTTTATATGCTTGGGTATAAGAGATATACCATCGTAGTCTTTGCCATTTAAAAAAACATGTGCAACATCTTGACTCCAGTCGTCAGGAGTGTAATCAAACTCAAAGTCATTTGCAATTTCTAAATCGTCATACACAATCCAAAGAAATTTAGTTAGGCTAATTTGCTGTGCTTTTTCAACACTATCGGCTTTTTTTGCAATAAAGACTTTTTGCTTGAGTTTGTTAAACTGTTCTTCGTTGGTTCCTACAAATACAATATCAAACATAATTACATTATATATGATTCTAAACGGTATGTCAAGTCCAAAAAAACCTATAAATAATGTATAGGAGAGTGCCATGGAATTATACGAAGGTGGACAATATAGAATCGATATTGTTGGAGCAGATAGCTCAATTATTGTAGATAGCAATACAGGAAGAATTAGTGCAAGCCTTTCAAACAGTGTAGACACAATTGTTGTCGATACTGAAGCAGCTAAATTTTACGGATCATTAGTTGGATCAGTTTTTGATAGTACAAATAATATTGCATACGATCCAGATACTAGACAGTTTTCTGGAAAACTACGAGGTTCAATGATAGATACATTTGGCGATACTATCATTGACAGTCAATCAGTTAATGTACCTCTCCAAGCAAACATTATCGGAGCTAACGGATATGTCGGATTTGATTTAGAAACACGCACGTTCAAAGGCAACTTTCATGGCGACCTTAAAGATAGTCTAGACTCTGTTATACTTGCTATGGATGCAGACGAACCTGTATTACGTGCATCATTAAGCGGAAATATGTATGCATCTAATGGTGCTCAAGTATTTAATACTGCTGATCGATTATTTAAAAATGCAAGTTTACAAGGCGATATAATTGACCCAAGTGGTGCTGTACTTCTCGACCACGACAACGGAACGTTTCACGGAGTATTTAGTGGTAGCATACGTAGTATGTCAGACGGCAGTTTACTTATTGATCAAACCAACGGACAATACCGTGGCGACTTAGTTGGTAATATTATTGGAAGAAATAGCGGAGACATACTATATAATAACGACAGTGAAAGTTTTTACGGAACTTTTGTTGGCAATATTTCTGATGAAGCCGGAAATACAATATTGTCAACTAGTATCACTAATCCAAAAGTAAAAGCTAATATTCTCGATGCTCACGGAGCTGTACTATTAGATTATAACACTGGTATATTTTACGGCGTAGTGAATAATTCAGTGGCTACTTCGCTTGCTGGTAATATTATTCATCCAAACACACAAGACACTATTTTTGACGTAGTTAGAGGTGAATTTGAACAACCTATTACTGCAAATGTATACGGTAACTTTACTGGTAACATACTTAACGAAGATCAGACTTATGCGTATGACGCTAGTTCTGATATGTGGAGTTCGCGTAGAGTAAGAGCAACAGAACTGTTTGGTCATCTAGATGGATCCTTTGCTGGTAATATTACACACAACGACGGAACATTGTTTGATGCAACAACAAAACATTGGTCAAATGTAAGTTTAACTGGATATTTGTTTGACAACAACGGATTGGAAGTATTTGACCCAAGTGCAAACACACTATCAACTCGTACACTATACTCAGACAATGTTATATGTACTGACATCGACATGGATAGTGTACAAATTAAATCTGATGGTATATCAGTTGTAGTTGAATCAATATATAGTAATCCTTGCTTGAGTGGTAAGTTTTTTAGAAATGTTAGTCCAAACATTCCGGATTGGATTCAGCAAGGAGTACGTCTCGAAGCAGTAGGCGGAACATGGCTTGCGCCTGAATCCGTTGAAGCTGGACATAAACTACCTTCAATTGGCTGGGCAGCAGCAATTGATGTTAACGAAGACTACGAAGATAGTACAATGGATAACATGGAGGGAGGTGAGAAATTTGCTCTTGTTGCAAACATATATGGCAGAATTCCTGATGGAGCAACTTTTGATGTAAATGCTGGAGATCAGCGTGGGGCACCAGGCGAACTTGTTTTTCAAACACAAGCACAAGATTATAGTGTAAATTATATGATCCTCGACAGCGAAGGTAAACTAGCTACTACACTTAATGAATTTAAAGTATCAGGCGAAACAGGTGTAACACCAAGTAATACAAGCACACCAGATAGCTGGTTACAGGCAACAGTAAATGGCGAGACAAAATTTATTCCGTTGTATAGTTAATGTTTGAATACTATTATAATCATGTGCCAGGTGTTGGCTTGTGTAGAAATAATTTAGTATACACTAGTAAAATAGATAGACAAAACAAACTTTTTAGTGTACACTATAAGTATGATCAAATGTATCATATGAACAAATGTTTATCTGAAGATGCACTCGAGACAAGATGGCAAAGAGAAATAAAATTTACCAAACAAATGCTTAAATCTTTTCCTGAACATGTTTTAGAAATACAGCACATTGACATGGATACTAGAGAGATTATTTTTAATATCGAAGGAGATGACTTTTGGCAACTAGCAAACTGTAATCAAGAAAACTATAATAACATTTTGCCTGGTTGGCAGGATCAAATAATTAGTATCTTAAAAAATTACAGACGTGCAGGTATATGGAAATATAGCTTACATCCAAGTAGCTTTTTTGTTGTAGACGGTAAACTAAAAAATATTAATCATTTTTTCTGCTATAACGACAACGAAGAACATGTAGCAATTACTGAAGTTTTAGATCATATAAGCAATGACCGAAAAGACAAACTACTAAAATATTTAGATGCTAAGAATATAAAAGTAACAGATAGCGCACCTTGGAGTACGTATGCACAAATTTGCTTAGAAAGTTTTAAATCAAACTACCCAGATAGCTTTATTGAAAGGGCTAAAGAAATATATGTTTAGTATTAAGGAGTTTTCAGAAGATCTCGACTTAACAAGTTTTTATAACAATGCCAAAGAAAGAGGGTACTACAACAACTGTAATCAAAAAGTGTTACATGATAATATGAAACATTTAAATGATTATAAAACATATCTTCTATATTGGAATAAGGATGTAGTAGGAAGTGTATGTTTACATAGTCTTGAAGAACTAAACATATTAGGTGATAATGCTTATCGCATTGGCGTACGAACATGTATGTTGAGCCATTTAATAGATGGTCCTAAAGCATTGTTAGTGCAAAATTATAGGCGTGCTCCTATGAATCATTATACTAGTCAATTTTTACTACCAATTTGTATTAAATATTGTGGTTCTGATAAGCCATTATATATAAGCACTAACGACAATGAAGCAGGTGCACAAATTAAAGTTCATAGGACTTGGGCAACTATTATGAACAAACTAGGATATTTAGAAGATCCCATTGAATTAGATTATAGAAACAACTTTCAAGATTTTTGGAAATTAAATACAGAATTTTATTTACAAAATTGGAAAAACAATCTTTGGAAAGAAGCTGAATTTTTAGCGGAGGATATGTAATGTATAAAATTTTTATTGACGGTATTCTGTATACTGAAAGCGACAATGATATAATGCGTTCTCATGTAATTGACAAAATTGAAGAATGGGAAGTTACTGTAAACACTAGCGGCACTACAGGATATCCACGTAGCGTCACACATAGTAAGGAAGTCACAAGACACATTAGCGAATTTAATGCAGAGTGGTTTGGTTTAAAAGAATCTAGTAAGATGCTCAGTCTTTACAGCACAAGAGGTATTGCATTTACCGTAATGAGTTTGTATCCTTGTTTATTAGCTAACAGTGAGCTTTACATAGAAACCGAAGTTGGTCCAAGGTTTGTAGACAGGGTGCATGAGATACGTCCTACACACGGTTTGATACTTCCTAATATGTGGAGAGTATTACACAAGCATCGACGTTGGAATGACTTGGACCTAAGTAGCTATGAGCAGTGTATTATAGGCAGTGACTACACTGCTGTTGGGTGCTTAGAGGATTTACGCAACAAAGGTGCACAAAAAGTTTACAATGTTTATGGTGCAACCGAAGTTCCGCCAAACGTGCTAATGAGCGAAATACCAAACACATATACACTAGAAGGTAATCCTAATGTTGATGTTAAAATTGTTGATAACGAAATACATGCACGTTGGAAAATACAAGGCGATTGGTGGCAAAGCGGAGATTTAGTTGAAGAAACAGACGATGGATATAAACTTGTAGGACGTAAACTAAATATGTTCAAGTTAGGCGAGTGTGGAGTTAGAGTATACCCAGAACAAGTGGAAATGATAACTGTAAAGGCAGGTGCCGATCTTGCACTTTGTCGGAATGTTAATGACAAATGTATAATTTACTACACAGGCACAATTGACGAACAAAACGTTTTAGATCAATTGTCTCATTCTGCTGTAATGAAACAAGTTAAAGAAATCAAAGTAGATAATAACCTGCGTAAAATTGATAGGACGCAAACAATATGAAAATTACAGTAGTAGGTGCAGGAACAGCAGGTGCGTTTGCTGGTGCTTGGGCTAAGAAAAATTTTCCTGATGCAGAAGTTGTACAAATTTATAGCAAAAATATTCCAACAATTGGTGTCGGCGAAAGTGTTACTCCACATATATGGGCGTTTTTAGAACAGTTTGGCGTTGATCAATCAAAATGGATAAAAAATGTAAATTGTACAACAAAATTAACAAACTGTTTTGAGAATTGGGCCGACGAAGATCAGCACTTTGGGTTTACACTTAATAAACCAATAGACAAGTTGTATAGTTACGATTTAAATACATATTTAGATTGTAGAAAACCTAACTACTTAGATGTTTGTATTGATTTATATAAAGATAAAGATGTAAATAGTTTCCAAGAAACTTACTATGAGTTGTATGACTCAGTTTTGCAAAATCAAATACCAAAATCAACAAAACAGTCATATGTATTATCGCATCATATAGATGCTAACGAAATGGCAAACTGGGTAATTAATAATATATCTGTGCCCTTAGGTATAAACTTTATCGAAGGTAAAGTTTCAAACGTTACATGTAGCAGCAATGGTATTAAAAGTGTTACAGTAGATGGTGCAGAAATAGAAAGCGATTACTGGCTAGATTGCACAGGATTTTCAAGACTATTGATAAACAGTGTTTCGGACGAACTTGCTTTGTATAAAGACAATAAACCTAATACCACTATAGTTATGCCTATTAAAAACAAAAATGAAAAAGTTTTTACAAGAACAATACGCAACGAGTTTGGATGGCAATTCAAAATTGCATTACAACATAGGACTGGAACAGGAATTACATTTAGTGATGAATATTTTACAGACGAAGAAGTAAAGAATTATTTACTACAAAACGAGAAAGACAATTTACTAGAACCAAGAGTTTTAAAGTGGACACCTGCCAGAATGAAAAATCCTAGATCAGGTAATGTTTTTGCAATAGGATTAGCAGCAGGATTTATTGAACCTATGGAAGCTAATGCATTGTATTTAACACTTGCTACAATTTATAGAGCTGTAGATACAATAAATTTTCAAAATGATAAGTTATTTGACAATATTATTCCACAATGTTTTGATGATGCAGCATTTTTTATTCTTGCCCATTATACACTTTGTAAAAAAGGAAATGGCAAGTTTTGGAAAGATATGCGTAACTTAGGCATAAAAAATAATCACGAAGACCTAGTATATAAAAAATATAAGAACAATACGTTCATGAAAAGTTCAAATTGGAAAACATTATTTCCTGATTATATGTGGGCACATTTAGCAATTGGGTGGGATTGTAACTTAGACAAATACGGAAATAATAGTTCCAAAGAAGAAAAACAATTAGTGCTCGACTATCTTAAATCCAATAGGCAAAATGTCTTTAATTGATTTTGCCCAGTGTTGATTTGTTGTAAGTCGTACACCTGTTTCTAATACTTCAAAGTTATTCATCACGTTACGATAATCCATTTGATTTAGTATTGGACTAATAAATTTATCAAACATATAACGAGGATTTTCACCTCCAGGGTATATTGAGATATCTTTATACACCCATAGAGATCGTGTTAATAACTGCCTAACTACTAATTGGTATCGAGGATACTGTCCAAAGTTAGCAGCACTATGACTTTTGCCAGCATACATTGAATAGTATTTGCCATCAGCTTTAAGAGGATACATTTTGTTTGCATCTAAATCAATTAATGAAGCACAATCGCCGCTGATGTTTAAATGATAACGATTATCAACATCAGTGTGTGCAAAATAACATGTTCCCGACTCTTGTTTTATAATCCTTGCTTCGCCGATATTCTCTAACGGTGCAAGTAATTCGTCAAATACTGTACCTTTATACTCTGGTAGTATTTCCCAAGTGTCATAAAAGAAATCGTTGGTCGGCTTGTTAAGTACACTTTTGCCAGTCATGGATTGACACATCATAAGAGCTTCTGAAAGTTTAGCAGGAGTTGTTGTGAATTCAGTGTTAGTAATCATACTGTATTTACTAGATAAGTAATTGTATGATAAGAGGATTCGAAAACTTACCGTATATTAATTTAGATCCATTTTTAGATATTACTGGATTTCAAAATCTACACGCCGAGATTGCAAGCGGAATGGCACAAGCACGTGAGTTTGCCAAAGAAGGTACTTGGATGAAGCCAGGATTTAACTTTGACGATATGAGCTATATTGCAAACTGGAAGCCTGTATATCAAGCATTTGAAGAATACCAGCAATTAGAAGCTAATGATCCAATACGCATCGAAGGTGATAAAATATTTCCTAAAGACTTTAATGATTATAAACAACGTAATATATTTGTGCGTTATCTAACAACCACATTAGGTGCATACGATCCTTACATTTATTATGTACTAAAAGAAGAAGGCACAAATATGAAAGACCGTGCAAACGAAGAAAGAGATGCAACTCCAGAGTCGGCATACTTTCCTAATGTAATGCAATGGGTTAATAAATTAAAAGACGACGGTATAGTTGAATACACAGGCCGGGTAATATTTTTTGTAAGTTCTGGAAGTAGTAAGCCTTTTGAACATAGAGATCTCGATGCTGATACACAAGATTACACAGATCATAATATCGAATTTATACATATTCGTCCTAATACAAAACGTGGATTCTATGTGTGGGATCCAGAACATAAACGCAAACACTACATAAACAGTCATGCATGTTTTTTTAATGATCAAGATTGGCATGGTGGAGAATTTAGTATGGAACAAGAATACGGGTTACGTATTGATTGTAAATTTACAAAAGAGTTCAAAGAGCGTATTGGCATAGGACACTTGACACATTACTAAAATGTGTTATAATACAGCATGAAGATCGATAATGTTTACATTCCTTTAGAACAAGAATGGAAAAGAATAGGTATTAGTCTAAGTGGCGGTGCTGATAGCGCTCTACTAGCATATCTTGTCTTGAGTAATACAAATGCTGATATATATTTTACAACACAAGTACGTATGTGGAAAACTAGACCGTGGCAACGATGGATTGCTAAGGATGTTGTTGGTTGGTTTCGAGAAAAATTTAATAATCGTATAGAACACATTGAAGGATTTATACCTCCAGAGATGGAAGAGCCAACCGAGTACTTAATTAAAGATGAATACGGATCAATGAAGTCCGGCAATCGTGTTATACTGCGTTCACACAACGAATACATTGGTCATTTGTATAAACTTGATGCATGGTATGCTGGTGTTACACTAAATCCAACTGAAAAATTTGATGGCAAACTTGATGATAGAGAAACTGCACGTTTACCAATTGAAATGAAACACATGGGTGCATCTATATGTCATCCTTTTACCAATGTTCGCAAAGACTGGATTATAAAACAATATGTAGATAACAACATAGGCGAACTTTTAGAAATTACACGCAGTTGCGAAGGCGAGTTTGAAGGCATTGACTATACTACATACACACCATATGAGAAAGTTCCAGTTTGTGGCAAATGTTTTTGGTGTAAAGAACGTGAATGGGGTATACAAAATGCAATCAAGTAAAACATTTTGTATGCACCCGTTTACAGGACTAGCAACTAGAGAAGATGGTGCAATTAAAGTGTGTTGCCGTAGCCAACCTATTGGATGGATACAAAATGAGAGCTTAGAAAGTGCATGGAACAATGAAAACATGCGTAGAGTACGTCAGCAGGTACTAAACAACGAAATGCCTGCTGAATGTGTACCGTGTTTTGACTTAGAAGCACAAGGCGTTGAAAGTTTACGTCAACGTCATATACGTGATAGCTTTCCTGAAAGTAGAATAAATCTATATCCAAATGCGTTGGACACTCTTAATGACGATTTTACAATGCCTTTTGAGTTGCCAACTATAGAAATTAAAATTAATAACTTATGTAATCTTAAATGTCGCATGTGCAATCCTTTAGATAGTACACAATGGAAAGATTGGGAAGAAGTTGAAGAGTTTTACAAAGAAGAAGGCAACTATCTAGTAGATGCTGTAAGAGGACTAGGACTTACCAAAGCCCCTTATATAGGCATCTTTGAAAAAGACCAAAACTTTTGGTCAAACTTAGAAAAACTGCTACCTTACTTTCGTAGAGTTGAATTTGCAGGTGGTGAACCGTTGATGGATCCTACTCATTACCGAATATTAGATATGTTAGCACCATACGGAGACAACATAGAAATAAAGTACGCTACAAACGGCACAGTGACGGGTATAAAGGGCGGTAGGACAATACACGACTATTGGCCTAAGTTTAAAAAAGTTAGTGTAAACGTAAGCATTGATGGGTTACATGATGTTTATAGTTATATTAGAGGAAATGGCAACTTTGCTGAAGTAGAAGAAAATGTAAAAGTATTCCAAAGTTTTAAAAATGTAGATTATGTTGTAGGTGCATGTACAGTACAAGTAGGTAATGTTATGCAATTACCAAAAATTATTGACTATTTCTTAAATAATATGGGTATTGTATTTTATTCGCATAGAGTAAACTATCCAAATGTACTAAGTGCGCAATGCATGCCAACAGAATATAAATATAAAGTAATTCAACAATTAGAAGAATTACTAACAATAGTAGAACACTGGTCATGCATGTCTATGCATCCGCAATTATTACCAATGACAATACAACAAATCCAAGACAACATTAATTTTTTAAAGGCACAAGATTTAAGCGATAAATGGAATGATACACTTGCATTTAATCGCAGACTAGACAATAGTCGCAGCCAAGGACCTTTTGAAAAAGTATGTTTAGCGTAGAAAATAGATGGCCGCACTATAGAGATAGTGTTAAAGTTGAGTGGAACTTAGGCAAGCGTTGCAATTTAGATTGCACATATTGTCCTGCGGAAATACACGACAATTTTAGCAGTCACAAAGACTTATCAACACTGTATAAAACGGTTGATACACTTGCAGAAATTGAAAATGTACGTATAAGTTTCACAGGTGGCGAGCCGTGTGTACACCCACAGTTTGAAGAACTAGTAAATTATGCTAGACCTAAAATAAACTGGTTGAGTGTAACTACAAACATTACAAGAAAGCCAGAATATTATCAAGATTTAGATGTTAATTATCTTGTACTTAGTTTACACTTTGAGGATAAGCAATGGTATGACCGTGTTGAAACAATTAGAATTCTAGCAGGAACATTAGGTGGTGGTAAACACCCAAAAGACTACCATGTTATGGTTATGGCACACCACGATTACATGGATGAAGTGAAACTTGCAACTAGAATTTTAATCGAACACAATATTCCATTTAGTCTCAGACGTATACGCTGGACAGAACGACATGACTGGTTTGACGATATGCGCTATAACCTAGAAGACCTTGAGTGGATTAAAAGTGTGCAAACTACAGCAAAAGCAAACACACTTGTTGATAGTAAAGATTTAGTACATACAAATGACTTACTTAAAAACAAATTAAATATGTTTAAAGGATGGCAATGTAAAGCAGGAATTGAAAGTTTAATGATTAATTGGGACGGAGATGTACATCGTGCTACGTGTAGAGTAGGCGGTAGTTTAGGTAATATATACAAAGATACATTTGAAAGACCCGAAGTAGCAGTAATTTGTTCAAGAGATTGGTGTACTTGTGCAGCGGATGTAAATATAACGAAATGGAAGTAAACGCAATAAAATTAACTAATCCAGAACCTATGATGATAACATGGGATATTGGAAGACGTTGTAACTTTGATTGTACGTATTGCGAAAGCACAAGACACGACACAGTAAGTCCACCTACTCCAAAACATAATTTAGAACATACACTAAAATTTATTCAAGATTATACAATGTTATACAATCAGCCAAATGCAAATATTGGCTTTACTGGCGGTGAGCCAACTGTTAATCCTGAATTTTGGGATCTTGTTGAAAAAATAAACAAGGAAACAGACTTTCAAGTTGGTATGACAACCAACGGTACATTCCACGAAAAGCATATTGACTTCATTAAAAAGAACTTTGTAGGCGTTACACTAAGCTATCACGCCGAAGGTCCGTATTTTAGTAAAGAACGTATGTTAAAAAATGCACAATTAATTAAAGAAGCAGGCATGTGGGTTACTGCAAATGTAATGATGCATACAGATCACTGGAATGAATGTATTGATGCACACGAAAGACTTGTAGCAGCTGGCATTGATAGCAAACCCACAATGATAGGCGATGGCAATGTTGGTTTTACTGATTGGTTTACTGACACTGACGGTAGCCAACGCAGAACAAGTCATGCATACACAACTGAGCAACAACAATGGTATCTTAAAGAAAAAGGATTACCTTTAGATTTGGCAGAAAAAGTTGCCGGAGGGTATGAACTACCAAGAGGATGTTGTGGCGCTAGAAGTATACAGGGCAGTTGTAATGGATGTTGGAACAAAATAGAAGCAGTAAATACAAACTTTAACGGTTGGTATTGCGATGTAAACAACTATTTCTTGCACATTGATGAACACACCGGTAAAGTATATCATCACCAAACGTGCCAAGCGACATTTACTGAACGTGTTGGACCGATTGGAAGATTATCTAATCCTGAAGGTATACTTGCATATGCTTACGAAAACAAAGACGCAATTATTACATGTCCAAAACAACGATGCGGATGTGGTATGTGTGTGCCTAAAGCAAAAACACTAGCTATGTTTAAGAAAATTGCTGCTGAGGGGTTTTAACTATATTGCCGCAAGTCCTTGCACAGGTGTATAATTTTTGCGTAGTCCAATATTTTGTCCAAACTGTTTGATAGCTTGTTTTTGAAATTACATCCTCGATACTATTTTTATGTAGACTAGTATCTCCTAATTCATCTATTAAATTTTTGTATTGTTCTTCCACAGTTTTTTTAGCATTGTATAATTTGTCTTTACGATTATACCAATTATAAGGTATACTTGCTAAAAAACAGCAGGGCATAAGTGTTAAGTGTGCATCAATGTAAACTTCAAATTGTTTTTTTGCCCAACAATCTATAATGCTTTGATCTACTAAAGTAGGTATTTGTTCTACATCAATACTCTGTTCTGGAATATGTGGTTCTAAAGTATCGACTATATGTCCGTAACTATTTAAAACATCAAACGTATTTTCCAATGCAAATCTGCTGCTGTCTTTTACAGTAAAGTATTTAAATTTATAATACTTGCTAACTTCTTTTGCAGCATCAACTTGATGTGCATTATGTGCAAAACGTATCATACTCCATTCTGCTGTGCCGCCAGCATTAATAAATGCTCTTGCATTATTCATAATTTTTTTATAATCAGTACCAACACGATATCTACTATGAGTGTCGGCTAATCCATCTATAGCAAACACAACCTTGTGTTCAAATGGTAAATGCTTTGGTAAATCTTTCCAAAATTGTGTAGATCGTAAACTACCGTTTGTGTGTATATCTACATAGATATTATCATCCTTTATGTAGTCTAACATTTTTACAAAATGAAAGTTTAGTAACGGATCACCAAAATTGCCACAGAACGTAATTTTTTTAATTTGTCGTTTTATTGCAGGTGTAAATATGTTTTTAAATTGCTGTATAGTCCAGTCTGATTCTTTAAGCAACGGATTTGATATTCCACCATGATGATTCCTACTACACATAGGACATTTTGCTTGACATCGATTGCTTATTTCAACATGAATACTTTGTAATTGATTAATACTAAACACTTTCTATTTATATGCGCAGTTAATGATATAAATACTATATGGATCAGATAGAATTTTATAACGCTTACAAAGACGTTAAAATTACCCCAAAGCCTTTGCCGGATTATAGTTTAGAAGACAAAGTAAAATGGATATTCTCAGGACACGGCTATCATTGGGTTGAGTTTGACTTTACTATGCCAGATTGGTTGTCTGAAAGTGCATATGCAGATGACTATTATGTTGCACATAGAGATATTTTTTCAGGAGAAGGCTCTCATTATGGTTGGAGTAGTTGTGCGTTACATGGCATCGATACTGATAAAACAAATGTTTGGCAAACTTACGGTTATGAATCAGAGCCAGACTATCAATGGACAGAACTAGGAAACAAAACTAAAAACATACAATCTTTTTTTAATAATACGTTTCCTGCAGAAAGATATGCTAGAATACGTTTTATGAAACTAGCAGCAGGTGGATGGATTTCTCCTCATAACGATTACAGTCCGATGATAAACATTGATAATTTATTTGATTATCCACTGCCGGTTAACATTGCTATTGATCATCCTAACGATTGTCATATGACTATAAAAGATAACGGGTGTGTTCCATTTAAATCACATAGTGCATTTATGGTTAATATTTTTAATGACCATAGTGTAATAAACAATAGCAGCAAGGATAGAATTCATTTGATAGCACATTGCTACCTTGGAAATAAAAGAAAAGAATTCTGCGAACTTATTGTTAATAGCTACGAGAAACAACATGCAAAAATACAAAGCCAAGTTTAGTGCATCAAAAACATGCGTATGTATTGTAAACGATGTTAAAAACTATTCAGTAGACAAGCAAATTGTAATCAATCGTGCAGATTACACTATAAGCAATCTTACTGGAATAGGTTATGATGTTTTTGAAGATACAAGCATAGATAAACTATTGCAACGTGTAAGTGCTATATACGATTATGCTATTGTGATAAGTGCAGGCACAGAATTTATAAATGGCAATGCATTTTTTGAAAATCATCCTAAGCAATATGAATTAATTGCACACATGCTTGATGGTGGCGATGCGTATTACGGAATTCATCCGCAATGTTTTAGTATTAACTTAACAACTTATATCGACTTAGGTTCTCCAAAGTTTGGTAACGAAGAACCGTTCTCAAGTCATGTACAAAAAAATCCGATGCGTTCGTACAATAATGTACACGATGACTATCTACCAACTTGGGTCTCACCTGGAAAGATTGAAGGAAAATATAAACACAAACTGCCAGGATGGAATCTTGTTAGTGCGTTTCTTAACAAACACAAACATATTGAAACTTATAGTGCTGAAGTACGTGAAAATAAATTTTATCTATATACAAAAGGCGAAACAACTAGTTATGTATACCAGAAATACAATTATTGTTTAACCACACATGTACACGATACTGCAACGGGCAAGGCTAATAGTTATCCACGTCCATATAACACACCTGTATACGAATTAGTAACACCTGCTAATAAACATGCTGCTAAATTACGTAGTCCAACAGCACTTGTAAAGTATTACGATTATAATCAAACAGCATTAGATAGTGTTGGCGGAGGCTTTCATTGCGATCCTATAAACGATCCAGAAAGTTTTGTTAAATGGTTGTCAAAACACGATCCGCAAGGTACAGTAATTGACATGAGTAACATATTCTGTTACGAGGGCACTGCTATGATGTACAGTTTACAGTATAGAGTACAGCAAGAAAATAAACTGATTGCACTATTACAACAAGAGCTAGGCGATGCTACTATAATATTTGATCAACGTGCTGCTGAAGGAATACAGTCTTGGAGAGCAGAAACAGGATTAGTTAAAGATCTACAACTTACTGATTTTGAGAATTTAGATCTGCCATCATGGCATTAAACCGTTCTCGAGTTTTTGCTTTAGGCGCACATATACCGCACCAGCAACTACTTTTTTTGCAGACTATTCCATCACTGTGCATACTGTTGTATATACTGTCTACATCATTTAGATATCCTATTGGGCCAATATTGCCTTCGTAGTTCATTCTGCAATCTTTGTTGGTAAACACTTCGCCAGTTGTTTGTCTTATATAAAGAAAGTTGTCAGCAACACTACAAGTCCATCCTTTAAATTTATTTTGGACAAAATTAGTAGTACAACTGCCTGCACACAAATCACGTTTGCTACAACAGCTACGCCCAGTTGCACTCATGTTTAACCCTTTTACTAGTAAGTGTGCAAGTTTATCTTTGTTTGTTATCTTTCTGCCAATTAGATATTCACTCTGTTCTGCATTATAATTCCACCGCATGTCTAACCAATGATGGTCAATTTGCCTACAATTGTATTTTATATTGTGTTGTTTACACCAATCAACCATATTGATGCAATCGTCCCATAACTTTGGATGCATCATAATACTTACATGAAAGTTTTTATCTTTTTCTTTACAATACAATATATTTTGTCTAACTAAATTTTTTTGTTTAGTTGTTGCTTCGGCATGATAGCTTATAGTATAGAAATCAACATATTCACTAGCACGAGCCCATTGCCTACGTCCAACAACAGCATTAGTAATAAATGCTATACCCATATAAAACTGGTGTTGTTCTTTTTTATTCTTGATGTATTTTAGAATGTCTAATATATTAGGATGAAATAAACTTTCGCCACCTTGAATGTTTAAACTTGCTTGTTTTATATTTTTACGCTTAACGTATTCAAATATAAAATCAACAGTATCTAAACATTCAGACTTTAAAGGATGCTCTGTTCTATTATCATGCCCATCGCCACAATAGCCGCAATCCAAGTTACACTTTAATGTACTTTCCCATGCAATTTGCATAGGTTGCTGTTCTGCTGGATACAAGGTTTCAAAATTCATCTATTTTCCATTTCGTAGTACACATTTCGCCAGTGCAGTTACAAACCATTTGATCACAGATTACAGGCGCAATTTTAAATGTGTGATCTCTGTAGATGTTTTGTCCAATCTCATGTCCGCAATTTCCCCTTACATATCCTGCATGATCTATTTTTGCAATATCAACTCCTAAATGACATATCCATCCTTCGAATTGATTAAGATTATTATTTACAAAATAGTTGCCATTATGAACTAGAGTTGCGCCATCAACGAGAACTTGTGTTGTTGCTTTTTTCTTTACACGGTTATACCATTCCATGTCAGGTATACGCTTTATAGGCTGTTCCAAGTACTCTAGTTGTTCTTTATTATACTGATGTGTGCCATCAATAATAACAGTTTTTGCAATAACTGGAAATTTGTTTAAACTATCTTTTGAACGTTCAACTAATTTCTTTGACTTCTCAAAATTATTTGCATCCATTAACACATCTATGTTTGTTTCGATATCTTTTCTATATAACAAATCTGCAACTTCAACTGTATGTTCAACATTACTTTCTTCAGGATGTAAACTAATATGAACTGCATCAAAAATATTATAATTTTCTTTCCACCAGCGTATGCTTTTGCTTGCATTTGTGCTTACTGTAATTATTATATCTAACTCGTCTTTAAGTGTTCTGCAAAACTTTGGCAAGTCTTTCCATAAAGTAGTTTCACCGCCAACTAGATACAGTCGTATACGTCTATTATGAGATCGTAAATATCTCAGTAATGCTGATGACAACTTGTCAGAATCTGGCCACAATCTATCACCGGCGTTAGCACCAGGGAAACAATAGCTACACTTAAAGTTGCAAACATTGCCTAGTTCTAATTCTAATGTAAAGTCTGTGTCTAGATTTTTTATACTGCTTATCATAACAAATGTTTTAGTTCAGGAAATACATCCTTGGCGTTTACTCCCCTAATTGTATCAAGTTTGTTTACATACTCTTTAAACCCTGGTAATAAGTGACTGTTGTCCTGTGCATCCATGTGATTAAGTATAGCTTCCCAGCGGCGCCATCCATAAGGATTTTGTTCCCAGAACACCGGATCTTTAGTGTAATGATCGTACAAGTACTCTTTAAAATTATAAAATGTTTCTCGTATTTGTTGCTTATCTTCTTTGGGCAATATTTGTATGCTCATAAATGTTGGAATATACAACAAGTGCATATTAATTAAGCCGCCTCCGGCTTTAATTCCTTTTATTTCTTCTGTGTTTACTTTACGGAAATTTTGTGATAGTTTCCAATGTATAAAATCAGGAAGATGCTTGATATTAAATATTTGTATTGCAGTAGCAATGCTAGGACGTATATTATCAGGTGTATTGTCTAGCATGTGTAAATTAGTTTCAACAGTATTCCAATCTGTAGGAAACCGTATATAATTGTTGCGTGGCCCAGCTGCATCCATACTCACTCCTACTTTAACAAGTTCAAAGTGTTTCCATAGATCAATTAGTTCTTCATCAACTAAGATGCCGTTGGTGTTGTAGCGTAAACGTATGCGTGTATTATATCCTTGTCGTATAATTTCTTCTATAAACTTTTTGTGCTCTTTAATCATTAATGGCTCGCCGCCAGCAAAATACACTTCACGTAAGTTAGGTATTTGTTTATACAAGTCGTGCCAGAATATTTCTTCTTCGTGCCATTTATTATTAAACTCTGCTTTGTCCCATTGCATTTGACGCTTTACTTCAGGATCTTCAAGCTGAGGTTCTAATACTTTCCAATCTTTTACCCACTTGCTGCTATCATGCGGGCTACACATAACACACTTAATATTGCAAGTGTGTCCTAAACGCAAGTCTAAATATTGTAATTCGTTTTTGTATCTACCATCTTCTTTAGTATCGTTGAGTAATTGAGGAACATCAAGTCCACGTTCCATCCATGTTCCTGTTTCCCATACACGTTTACTTACAACACCCTTTGATTCTTCTTCAAAACACTTTGTACAACTAGCAGGTATTTTACCATCCATCATAGTGCGTCTTACACCACGCATATACTCACTATTCCAGGCTTCCATAGGAGAACTTTTTGCAAAGTTTAAATGCTGCCCTGCATCTGTTTTTACAATACCAACAGTATGATCAGTGCCAGCACCACTAGCATTAGCACTACAACACAATCGCATATCGCCGTTGGGCCTTGTTGCCAAGTGTATCCAAGGCAATGCACAAAACGTCGGAGTAGCTTGTTCAGCAAGCTGCTGTTTAAATAGATTTACAAAATCTGTCATTTACGTCCTATTAACAAAAATCTATTATACAAGGGAAGCTCTAATGTGTCTCTAGTATATACTTTACTTAGTCCGCAAGTTTTTTCAAACTCTTCGAGAGTATTATAACAACGTATATGGTCTGGTATATCAACATAATTATTATTTTGTATTGCAATAGCAGTTCCTACAGGCACACGATCTAACCAAGTATCATATTGCTCTTGTGTAATATGTTCGGTACTAGTATTAATTACTAAGTCTGGTGCATATTCATATTCGTATGTACACATATCACAAGTGACAGCATTAAATTTGCCTTCAATTTCTTGTCTCTTGCAAATCATGTTAGCAACTTCTTCGCAAGTTGAATCTATATCAATACTACGTATGTCATTTATTTGTAGTTTGCTATTAAATAATAAACTAGATAATACCCCGTTCCAGCCACCAAAAATTACAATGTTCTGTTGACGCCAGTGTGAATTATACAGGTGCTCTACAAGCCATACTTTACTTTTTAGTTGACCTTTCCAGAAACTTTCTAATACGCCATAGTGATTTTCACTGTTACGTACTGCGTCCATCCAAAATGCTACATCATCTAAATCTACTAACATGTTTTAATCATACTTTCTTTGATGCTTTTAAAATGCTTGTAATTATGCTTACGTATATCAAGTGTAGCCCGTTGCAATTCTTCAAGACTGTAGTTACTAATAGTATTATACAACGAATTTACTGCTTTGTAAAGTCTTTTTTCTTGGTCAGCTTCATCATAACTTTCATCCCATAAATGATCAAATGTTTTAAATCCTAACTCTTTAAGATATTTAAGCGTGTGCTTTGGTCCAATAATAATAAATGCTTGTTTACATACAATAGGCTTCCAAGTTTTTTCGCTAAGGAAAATATGTTCATGAACATTCCAATGGGGTTCGTAATGTGTTTCTGTTACTACATTAATTAAACTATCTTGATATACTAATCTGTTATAATCGTGTGGACGTGAGCCTCTTGAAAAATCTTCTGTATCAAAATTCAACGGCAACTTGTGTTTGGTAATTTCTTTTTGTTCATTTATAATATCAAATGTTTCTTCTGTAAAGTTTTTGTAGCTCATTACAATACTATCATACATAGTAGGCACTTCTTCATATGTTTCGTATTGCTTGTCTAAACAAGTAACAGTGCCTCTGTCCAATAATCCTAAATAATCCATATATGTTACAGTTTGTAAACGATGCGGGTGCGGACGGTTGTTCAAACAACAAAAATAATTTGCTCTGTCATATTTTATTTTATGCAAATTATAATCTATTAAATTATCATACACTCTATGATACCACTCAGGATAGTAAACAGTTCTGAAGTTTGGATTATCTGTCCATTTTGCATATTCGTTTTCTGCATTATATAAAGATGTTGCAAATATAACTTTGTGTTGCAAATTATTTTCACAAACAAATCTGTCAATTTTTGGAAAGCGTCTATATGCATATCCTTCTAGTAAATCATGCAGTATTAAAAATACATTAGGTCTTTGTAATTCTTCTATATACTCAAATTTATCACGCTCGCGAAAATAACGTATAAAATAATATTCTCCGTCGCCGTTCCAATTTTCGTAAGCTAGGTAAGGTAATCCAAAAGGATCAGTACATCTATTGTGTTTCTTATCACTATACATCTTGTACTAAATCCATAGCTAATTCAAAATTATGCTTACGTATTTTGCGAGTAAGTTTATTTAATTGTTTTAGTGTGTACTTTTTTAATAATATATCCAATTGATCTATTGCTGCATACATTCTTTTGTCATTGTCCATAGTATCATAAGACTCGTCAAATATATTCCCAAATGTTTCAAAGCCAATATCTCTTAATCTTTTCAAAGTGTACTTTTGTCCAATAATTATAAACATCTGTCCTGCAAGTATAGGCTTCCATGTTTTTTCACTTAAAAATAATCCCGGTTCATTATAAAACGTTTCACTTGTTAAATTAATCAAAGCTGAATAAATTTTTGGATTAAAGTCATTAGGTTTACTATAATCTATTGGGTTAGTTGATTCTACATGGTCTACATGCAAAGGTAATAATTTTTCTGTATCTTGCAGATTTTCTTTTGATAAAGGACTATTTTTACACCTTTGTACAAAATTAGTATGTGTGTCTTTTTTTAAACTTCTAAAACTAACAATTCCTTTATCAATTAGATTCAAATTATGGAGATACGCTAAAGCCTCGCATCTATGTTCGTGCTGTCTGTTATTAAGATTGCAAAACCATTTACTTTTGTAATCACGATGTAAATATATATCGTTGTTTTTATAAAAAGACCTTATAGATTCGAAATGAGAATTTTTATAGACTATTTGCATTTTAGCTATACAATCATTTTGTTTACACCACTGCTGATAAATTTCTGCACCGTTCAAGTTAGCTGATTTATATATTATTTTATTGCGGTATTTTAATTTGTGAATCTTTTCAAAATATGTATAAAGAGACCCTTCAGAAGTATCATCCACAACTATTGTTGTGTTAGAATCATTTTGTAAGGTTTGCGGTAACTTAAAAAGACCTTGTGGATCAGTTAGGTAATGATTGTTTTCCAATGGCTAATTGTCCTATCGACACCTTCTTCGTACGACACTTTAGGCTTCCACCCAGTCTTACTTGTAAGCAAGTTGTGATTACTATTAAGCCACCAAATTTCGCCATGTCGTGGATCTTTTGTATCCCAGTTGATAGTTCCATTCCACCCTAATTGCTGTTGGATATAATGAGCACAATCTTTAATCTTACGTGGGTCGTCTGGTCCAATAGTATAGAAGTTGCCTTTACATGCATCTCTATTTTCAATTACAGCCATCCACGCATCTAGCAAGTCACTGATGTAAATAAAGTTTCTATATGGCTCTGCATAGCCTAGATTACAAGTATCTCCTTTTAACATCTGTGCAATAATCTGTTCTGTAATAAAAAAGTCGTTGTCTTTACGTCCGTAACTATTAGTTTGTCTAAAACTTGCCCACGGAAGACCGTATGCTCTGCCAGCATACTCTAAGTACTTTTCACATCCATACTTAGCAACAGCATAAGGAGCATTTGGATTTGGCTGAGTATATTCGTCAAAAGCAACGCTGTCTTTATAAGTTCCGGTTTGTTCTACTTCGTCCGAAATAGGTTGCCAGCCATAAACTTCCATTGTACTTGCAAACACAAAATACGGTAAAGTGTTAAGTTGTCTACATGCTTCAATAAGATTAACTGTACCAACATAGTTTACTTCACTAAAACTAACTTGTTCATAAAAACTTTTTTGCACTTCTGTACGTGCTGCTAAATGAACTACAATATCTGGATTAACTTCTTTTACTTCTTGCTGAATACCAGTGTGATGTGTTAAGTCTGTTTTTAATTCGTGTACTTCTCCAATTGCTTGTAGTCGTGGCAACAAATGTTGTCCTATAAATCCACTTGATCCTGTTAATAATATTTTCATGTCTAACTCCTTACAGTATTTACAATCCATTAAGTATATAGTTATTAGATCTGGTGGTTAAATACATTATGTTCGATATAGTAGATAACTTTGAAAAACAAATAGCAGAATTCTTTGGTGCACCTTATGCTGTAAGCACTGATTGCTGTACTCATGCTGTTGAACTATGTTTGCGTTATAAAAATGCTAAAAGTATAACTGTGCCGCAGCACACATATCTAAGTATTCCAATGACAGGAAAGAAACTTGGCATCGATGTTCAATGGACTAATGCTAAATGGTCTGAATATTATTATCTTGGTAACAATATTTACGATGCAGCAGTATTATGGAAACCAAACAGTTATGTATCAGGCAGCTATATGTGCTTGAGTTTTCAATTTAGAAAACATTTAAGTTTAGGGCGAGGTGGTGTAATACTGCTTGATAGCAAAGAAGACAGAGATGCACTTATAAAATTAGGATACGATGGTAGGCATCGTAATTGTAGTTGGATGGATCAAGATATTAATAGTATAGGATATCATTACTACATGACACCCGAAACTGCACAGTTAGGATTAGATAAATTGCCTAATGCAATTGCTACTCCTGCAAAGATGTGGACTTGGGAAGACTATCCTAATGTATATCATCGCTTAAAGAATAGTGTTTAAATACATCGGCTATTCTGTTGTAGTCTGCATTTGTATTAATTAAGTCATATATCCAATTTTGCACTTGCTGATTATTTTTAATATTTTCACGTATACATTTGTCTGTAATTTCTTGCTGTAAATCCATAAACGTTTGTTTGGTTGATCTTTTCATTTTCATGTCTAACGGTTTATACACATGCTCAATTAATAATTTAAAATGCTTTCGTGTGTCAGGATGAATATCATTTAAATTTCCAAATGCTGGATTATAATCATCCCATAAACAAGTTGTAATATCTTTTAGATAAGGATTATATAGTTTTGCAAGATTCATAGCAACATTATATTCGTTGTCAGTTAACGGAATTTCTTTTAAATCGTGCTCAGCATTAATTGGATCAAAACTATGTGCCTGCCAAAGTATTTTGTCGCCGTACATTTTATTTGCAGCAGCAATTGCAGTTGAATTTCTTACAATGTCGTTTCCTAAGTTCCAATTTTTTGCATGCCAGTCTCTTTTTCCTCGTTGTGCATGAAAGATACTACCAAAGTTGTCCCATTCGCCAAACGTGTTTATTCGATCTTCACGCTCAAACCCTGACCATAAGACAATTATTTTATCTTCGGGTGTAAATTTCCATTTTAAGTCAGCTTCGACCATTCGACTCATAATTCCAACATTACCTAATCCAGCAATACCTAAGTTATAATATTCACACCCAAGATCAACTGCCATTATATCAGCCCATGTTGGCCAACAATACTTTGTAAAACTACAACCAAATGCAAATAATCTCATAATATTTCCTTAAATGTTAAATTGTTGTCCTTGAGCCAATTATCAAAGTGTTCTTTTTCAGTAAAAACATTTTCTTTGTAATTTTCGTGCCAATGGCTATTTTGTGTTGTTGAAAGTAAATGCAATAATTCTTCATCAAACACGTTAGGCGTTTTTAGATACTTACTACAAATTAAATTAAAGTTATGTTCAATTGCAGGTTTGCATTTTTCTAACAGATTGTTATAATCACTGTCTTTGTGTTTTGCAACTTGCTGAAACATTGCTTCACAACGTTCTTGATCATCTTCAATTGTATCAAAACTATAATCAAAAATTTCATCAAACAATTGAAATCCAAGTTCTCGTAATGCAGTATGAAAATTTGGTACACCATATATAATAAAAGGACGTTTGTGTATGATTGGCGTATATGTTTTTTCGGTAGTAAATATACATTCAAGATTGCTTTCGCATACTATACTTAACAGACTGCTTTTATAATGCGGTGGTGGAACAAATATATCTCCGCTAAATGTTGTTTTCCAGTCTAACATCCTTTGTTTTTTTGGATTTGGAAAATGTTCAAATTTATAATCTTTGCTAACTTCATATGCGTTCCAAGATACATGTCCATAATCTTGTAATTTAGACTTGTACATAGTGTCAATAAACATACACCTGTGTGGATGCCCTTTACCGTTTGTTGATACAAATAGTTTATTAATTGTTTCGTGTGTGGCCAAAGGAAGTTTGTGTTGTATTAGTCGACTAATACAGATATTTGCAAAGAAATGCATCAAGGGTGTTTGTCTTGCATCATTAATATAATAACGATTATTTAAACTGCCTTTGTATGCCGGAGATATTAAGTGTACTTTAACATCAACCGAAGATGCATATTTAGAAAACTTCTTCCATGTTTTTGCACTATCAAAAATATAAACTGCTTCGTATTCTTCAAACGATGCAATAATAACTTGTTTGCAATTTGGATGTGCCATAGTACGCTTTAAATCTTGAAACATTTTCTCGCTTGTGGCGTGTTTCCACACAAACCACCAAACTGTGCCATTGTTATCTATTGGAAACGGAATCATTGCATAAACTCTCTTGGATTAAACGGATACCCTAACTCATCTAGTACTTCATAAATTTTTCTACCTTTGCGTAATTCGTTTACACAAGTGTTTTGTATATCGATCCAATACTGTTCAGTTTTTCTATCTATTTCAATAGGCATTTGTTCTTTTACAATTTGTAGATGTGCAAGGATATCTGGATGTGGATCGTTGTGCAACCCTTCAAAACTAGGATCTCCTGTTTCTAAATTTTTGTATAGCATATCAATAGTAAAATCTTTAAAATGGTCAAGTAGTGGTAAACCGACAACTGCATCTTCATAATGCTGATCAAATCCACACGCTTGGTACATAATCATATCCCCGTATGTTTTGTTTACATAATGCATTGCAGTAATATTTTTTAATGCATCGTGGCTTGGGCTATTAAATTCTCGCATAAACTTGCTCCATGTACTGCCGCCATTGCCACTAAACATATTTCCATGCTGTAAATAATTGCCGCCCATTAATCGATCTTCGCGATTCCAACTAGTCCACATTATAATAATTTTGTCTTCGGGTGTAAATTTATGCATCATATTAGCTTCAAGGATACGATAGCTTATACCAACATTACCAATTCCAGCCATGCCATAATTATACACCTCGGTTTGATTTTCCAGTTGCTTTTGTATAATTTCAGGCCAGCAGGGCCATAGATAATGTGTAAAGCTACAACCAAAAGTAAATAATCTACGCATATAATTCCTTAAATACTGTATGAGTATTTATAGCACCAATGAGTGGGATCCACTAAAGAAGGTTTGTGTCGGCGTTGCTGATTACTGCCGTATACCCGAAATGGACGAAAGTCTAAGAGTTATCAACTACGCTGATAGAAAAGATGTAAGCGATGTTGTTCCTGGATTGTATCCACAACAAGTAGTTGACGAAAGCAACGAAGATCTTGAAACATTTGTAAAGTTTCTCGAAGGCGAAAGTGTTGAGGTTGTAAGGCCGCAGCGTACAGAGGATGTAAAGTATTACAACTACTGTCCAAGAGACACTGTGTTTGTACACGGCAAACGAGCATTAGCTGCGCCTATGGCACTTGAAGCAAGAGCCGAAGAATGGAAACACTTGATGCCTGGAGTTGCACCGATTGAGGTAGGACATCGTACGGATCGTACTGGATTATATGACGAGTCGTGTGTAGGCGATCCTGACAAACTAGCACTAACAGAAACTGCTCCGTGTTTTGATGCAGCAAATGCTATTCGTGCAAACGATGATATTATGTATTTGGTTAGTAATAGTGGAAACAAAGCAGGTGCTACATACTTGCAAGACTGGATGAATAAACCTGCTAGTAGTTTTGACGAACCTGGAAACTTCAAAGTACATACGCTAGAAGATGTGTATAGTTATATGCACATTGACAGCACTATTGCTTTTTTACGTGAAGGGCTATTGCTTGCTAATCCGAGCCGTATCAAAAGCAAGGACGATCTCCCAGGACCGTTCAAAGACTGGGATATTATCTGGGCACCAGACGCAGTAGACGCTGGACATTATCCAGGATTGTGCAATAGTAGTATTTGGACATGGAATGTAAACCTGTTTAGTGTCAATCCTAATTTAGTAGCACTTGAGGAACACCAAGAACCTACACGTAAAGCACTAGAAGCACATGGTATTGAATGTGCTATGCTACCACTACGTCATGCACGTACACTCGGCGGGTGTTTCCATTGTTGTACATTAGATTTAATTAGAGAAACATAAAGTTTGTAAATACTTTTGTGTTTCGATATGAAAGTTAACCCCGTCATGTTCTCTGTCTCGGGCTTCGTGATTTCCAGTATTTGGAGAGATTTCGTGTATCTTAGTAAACAGCGGAATCTCGATAGGTTCCCAAGAAAAATTAATTACTGGTACTCCCAAACTTTCCCATACTAAATTAAATCCTTCGATCTGCTGGATAACAGATTTATCACGTTCACCATTATCAACAATATAGCGTCTTTCCCACCATCTTCCATCGTGCGTTTTAGTTTCACTCATGTCTGCTATTTCAATATCATCTTGCTTTGTAAAACCAAACATTTTCCTGCCAATTTGTGGCCATTGACAGACTACTAGCTTAGGCTTTGGTAAATTATTTCTTTTCCATAACAATGCATTTATATACTGCGCTTCAGGGCTAGTTGATTGTTTAGCACAATTATACAAATCTAATTTTAAATTTGTTGCAAGCATACTTGCCCATATATCCTCTACATTTAACCCTACGCCCTCAGTATAACTACAACCGAATGTTAGTAAAAAATCTTTATCAAGACTTTCTATTTCTTTTGTGCGATGACCAAGACTGTTAAACTTATATTCAATAGTTTCTGTGTGATATTGCCAGTCTTTGTTTTTTAATTTTTTACAATTAAATTTAAATGTTTTTTGATCGTCGCTAGAATAAAAATTTACTGTTTGATTTACAAAAGGTCTATCAACTAACAAATTATAGTTTTTATTAAAACACAGGTTCATTTTAAAATCTCCTACTAAATATATACGTACTTAACGAAAATTGGAGTAGTATTTTGCATAACTGGTTTAACTGTCTTTATTTCTTACCTCGAAATAAATCTAAGCCCGAACTAATTCGAAATGATGGTAACACAACACCATTAACACAGATTGGTAAAATTGAAGGATTAATGGATTTAACTAATGAAAGTTTTATTGGAAAATTTACCGAGCCTACTATAATCTACAATGGCACACATAATATTCCAAATTTAGATAAACTTTTTATATCAGATAAGCATACTCAAATTCTAAAAACCCAAACTATACATTTTTTCTTTTTTGAAGTGTTAACACACTATATTCCAAACAAGCATGGCAGACTTGAACCTCATATTTTAAAAATAGATAACGAACCTGAAAAAATGTCACAAATTCGTTGTTATGAATTAGATACGCTAAATGCATGGGCAAAACAACACGATATAGATCTTGTTGTATATTGTACAGATCATAAAAGTTGGGAGTACTATCAAGATATCTATCCAAATATTACACTACGTTCTCTAGACTTATTTGTAAGTTGGTTTAGCCAACGATTTAATATGCAAGAAGAATATAACCGAGCCGGAATGATACCCGGTGATGTATATCCTATTATTCAACACAAGAAAGTTATTAAGAAGTTTTTTAGTGCAGCATGGCGATACGATCCTACTAGACATTTTATCAATGCATTTTTAGCAAAAGAAGGAATTACCCAATCGAACGAAGTTAGTTTTTATCATAAAGTTAGCAATGACGATATGATAGCAAATATGTGGTTTGACTGGAAAAAATTTGAAAAAAGACATCCGCAAATGGCAAGTGATTTGATTGAAGGTAATGAAATATTACAAACACAAGTTCCGTTGAGTTTTGAAACAAAAAATCCAATGGCTTGTGATATAACACAATCTGATCCTGATTATAATACACCTGGGCAATATAATAGACGACGAACACAAGATCCCAACAGGACATATTCGCGGTGTTTTGTTGCTATTATTAATGAAACAAGAGTAACACAACCATGGCCAAATATTAGTGAAAAAACAATGAATCCAATAAAGGCATTTCGACCAATGATTCATGTTGCTGCGCCAGGTACATTAAAATATTTGCAAACTATGGGCTTTAAAACATTTGATGATTTTTATCCCGAAGACTACGACAACATCAAATGCACCAGTGACAGATTAGTTTCTATATGCGATACAATTAAGTATGTAAATAGCTTTGATATTAAAGATTTGCGTAAAATGTATGTTAAATTAATACCACGAGTAATGCACAACTACGAAGTATTGCAGCACACTTATAAATGGTTTGACGAATACAACTTAAAACTCGATTCCCAAAGTTCATCTGCCCAATATGTATGAGCCGGTAATCGATGATGCCAATACATTTGTCCTTCAACACTATGCCCTTGTGCTAAACAATTTTCAAAAAAGCTATAGCTTTCATCATCCCAGTATAAGAAATTTTGTTTATCAATTTTACTAGCATAGTACTTGTATCTTTTTGTATTTGAACATGCTTGAAGACTATTTCTAAAAGTATAACTAAAATTATTTGCTTTTAAAAAACTTTGTAACTCAATAATATTCATGTATCGATTAATCTGCCACTGCACCGGATTAATAAACAAATGATCACCTAGTATATCTAAATTTTTGCGCCAAGCCTTGGGTGCCCAATCAGGATAATGCTGAGGATGCAAATGCAGTACTTTTTTATCTGGAGTATAAGGAATAAATTTATTTAAATTATATCTGTTATTGTCCCAATTATCATAAAAATATTCAGTGCGTTCGGCACCAGTCCAGTTAATAAAAAAATGTGTATTTTTAGCACGTTCTGGATTATCAAGTATCCAAAGCATAGTAGTACGTTTGATATAATCGTTACTTCCGCCAGGCATGGCAATATTAGTATATTCCCAATTTAACTTTTTAGCAATTTGTGCTGCATAACAATTTTGTCTATTATAATTGCCTTCACCAACTCCGCTGCCTTCGATTTCGCTACCGGCGGTATGACTACATCCGTTTACAAGTAGATGACTATGCATTAATTGGTTCCTTTGGTATAATAATATCTGTGCCGCAATGACAGTGTTGTTTACTACATATAACAGGTTTCATGTCAAATGTCAAGTCTTTATCTAAAATATTTCCATGAGTGTTGCCAACGCCGCAACTTGCACTTGACATTTCTCCTCTTGGATTGATAAACAATGCATCGTCAACAGAGCATTTCCATCCTGTAAAGAAGTTCTGTCTATCAGCAATAATAGTGTTGCTGTTTGTTGGCACAATTGTTCCGTTATCATAATGGCTATTACTAATTGCTTTGTTTTGTCTATACGGCTTTGGTATAGATATTTTAGTTTCAAACTGAGCAGCTTCTAAAAATTTTACTTTATCAGGATCTTTGTATTGCCACGGACCAGCATTAACACTCATTTCGTCAAACAACGGTGTCCATTCTAAATTGTAATTAGGCACTTCGGCTTTTACACGTTTGCCAAATTCAACTACTTCCCAAAAGCGCTCTTCGTGCATCAACATCTTTGTGCATAGATAGTCAACTTTGTTGCATAAAAATTGTGCATTTTCAATATAACGATCTTTCTTACAAAATTCTACATGAAAACTAGCAACAATATCGTCAAACAAGTGACAATGCTTTTCCCAATATCTTACTGGACGTGATAAGTTTGTATTTACTGCTACTGTAAGATTGTCACCTAATTCGTCTTTTAAATATTCTGTAAGAGGAATAAAGTTTTCCCAGTGTGTAGGTTCGCCGCCGCTGTAAAATATCTTAAAGTATTTGTATCCTTTGTCTTGATACTGCTGAAATATGCCACGTACATTTTTCATATATGTATCAAGATTACTGTTGTTACGATTTGATCCTGCCCAATTACCTGGATTGCAGTATGTACATTGAAAATTACAGAAGTTGTTTACTTGCCACGTTATTGTAGCATATGGTTCTGCCATTGGAGTAATTTTTGTTAAGTTAGACATATTTTCTTAACCACTCTAGTTCAGGAAACGTACTCCAAAAGTCTTCTTTACGATGCTGATCAAGTCCATGATTTTTGTCAAAGAACTGTTTTAATTTATCTTTGTTTAACTCGCCTGTGTTCATAAATTGTATCACACTATCAATTTTACCAAGTACATCTTTTACTACTGCTGGATTGTTTGCTATGCGATCTTTAATTTTGTCGTATGCCCATGCTTTATAGTCAATGTATTTACTACGTAACTCAATCTTATAATCATTTGGAATATTATCTAAACGCATAAAATCTGGATCAGTTAACATGTTTAATCTACAATTTTCAATATCAACCAATCCACGTTCAACCCAATCCATATGGAAGTCGGGCCAGTTCCAAGCATTGTACATACTTATTGTTGGTGTTAGTTCAAAATGAATATTAGGCAAGTGTTCAAGCATTTCTTGTCTATTACGTTCAACAGTATCCCATACTGTGCCAAACCGCATAAACTCAGCTCTTGCACCCATTGCATCTAAACTTGCACTAACTTGAATATCTGGAAACTCTTTCCAATAATCAATAATGCTTTTTTGTTTAAATCTTAGATTACTAAAATTAGTTGTATAACGTAGTCGCACATCAGTTTTACCAATATCAATCCAATGATCTAATATTTTATAATGTTCGTCTGTAATAAGCGGCTCGCCGCCTGCCCAATATACTTCTTCAACATCTGGCAAGTATTGCTGTAGTTCGTTCCAAAAGTCTTTGTGCTTTGCTACATTAACAATATTACTGCCATTATTTTTAAGTATGTTAGCAACTTCATGTTTTCCATATAGCTCGCCATGTTCTTGTGCGTGTAGACTACTCAATTCAGGTCCACATGTTCTACACTTCATATTACATATGTTACTAAATCGTATATCCATATACGCCATACGCATTTCATCAATGCTGCCATCTGCGTTTGTTTTTTCAACTAGATCAAAATGTTTATCGCCGAACCACTGATTATGATTTTTACGCAGTGTCCAGATGTAAGTACTATCTTCGAGTTCGTAGCAACGTCTGCAACAATCTAGTTTTTCACCATTAAGCATTGCTAAACGTAGTTCTTTGTATTTGTCACTATTCCAAACTTCTTTGATACTATTTTCTTTAACATTGCCAAAAGGCTGATCGCTATCCGCAATACAGCAAGGCATTGCCCTGCCATCGGGCCAGGCGTGCATATGTATCCACGGAAGAATACAAAATGCTTTGTTGCGTTTTAGTAAATTATCTTTATCCATTTATCATTGATGCCAGTTCAGGAAATGTTTCTACAAAATTTTCATTTCGTATTTTATCTCTTCTTACAGTATTATGTATAAATTCTTTGCCGTTTTGTTCCCAGGTATGATCGCTATTGGCAAAATTCAATGCATTTTGTATATGCTGTGTACACCAAAAGTCATCCTTAATTTCATTAATAACTTTTAATAATCCAAGTGTGCCTTGTTCTTTTAATTCTAAAGGAAGATTTTGCGCACTGTAAAAACTAGGATTTAACAAATGGTAAATGCTAATGTAATCGTGCTTACGTAATAAGTCTTTATCAATCATATATCTAAAAAAGTCACCAAGTGTAACATAATTTAAATTACTCAATACGCAATTGAATTGGTAGTTGATAAAATCAACATCTCTAATTGTACGTAAATTATTTTCTACTGTAAACCAATGAGTACCGTTGCGAATATATTCGGCCTTTGGACCAAAGTGATCTAAACTAGCACTAACTTCAATTTCTTTAAAATTACTCCACATGTCAAGTATGTCGTATTTTTTGTATCTAAAGTTACTCATGTTTGTATTGTAGCGTAATGTAATATCTTTACAACTACCATTAGCAATCATTTCATTGAGTATTGTATAGTGTTCGTCTGTAATAAGTGGCTCGCCGCCAGCAAAGTATGCTAATTCAATATTAGGTATCTGTTCTAATACTTGATCTAATAATTTGCCACTACTATCTGCATGTTGTACAACTTTAAATCCTGGAGGGGGCGCATCGTGTTCTTTGTGTTCTTGTCCCCACTTGCTACTAAATTCACTGCCACAGGTTCTACACTTAAAATTACAAATGTTACTAAAGCGTATATCGTAATATGCCATTGTAAATTTATCTAAGCTGCCGTCTTGATTAGTATAGGGTACTAATTCTTCGTACTTGTCTGCAAATTTCTCAATACTATATTTTCTAAAACTGTAAGGAGAACTTTCTTCGTGTTTATAACAAAATGTACATGCTTCGTTTTTACGACCAGCTAACATATCGAGTCGCAACTGTTTCATCCGTTCAGTATTAAATGCTTGTTCTAATGTTGTGTCTTTTACATTAGCAAAAGGTTCAACATAGTCGCTACTACAACACGGATATACATCTCCCTTGGGTGTTACATTTAAGTGTAGCCAAGGAAACATGCAAAACGTTCCATTTCCTAAATGTTCTTCCTTCATATCTTGTCCAACCAATCAATAATATAAGAATTAAGATAATCTCGATAGTTTTGATTTCTATTTTTATCAAACTGCATTACTTCTTCTTTAATTTCTTTCCATTTGTCTTTATCGTAGTCATTGTACTTATTGTCTTCCATGCATTGCACTATGTAGTTTTCAAGATTTTCAGTTTGATAAACTGTATCTAATATCATTTCTCTTGCCATAAGCAATATTGGTATTGGTAAATGACATATATCAATATTACGTTTAGCAGGAAAAACATTTGTAATTATAAAATTGTTAATTGGATATTGTTTTGCCCAATACTGTGTGTTGCGTATATCTAACACATTATATATAGATACTACATAATTAATTTGTGCTGTATATTTTTTTACTTTGTCAAAAAAATTCTTAAGGCTATTTTCTAATATTTGAAATGCAAAAGGGTATCTCACATATTCATAAATTTTACGTACACCGTCAATACTAAATGTAACATTTACATGTTTAAACTTGCTTAATCTATCTACATTAGCATTATTAAATTTTGTAGCATTAGTGTGTAGTTCTAAAGTAATATTATGTGCTAGATTATTTTCTATACAATAATCCAGCAACTCTAAATATTCATTTGATAACAAAGGCTCGCCACCGCTGACACGTATATTTGTTATTTTGTGTAGTACAGGATACAACACAGAAATATCATGCGGAGCAATATCAGGAACACTATCCCACCAATATTTGTAACCATCTTGTTTAAATTTTTCTGCATCTTTGTTGAGTTGATTGCTCAATGCCGGATGACACATTCTACATCTAAGATTGCACTTATTACCTAAGTGTATATCTAGCCATTCTAGTTCATTGTTTACATTTGTATCTAACATTAGTCTAGGACTAGTTCCGTGCTTTTCTGCTTCATAGCAACCATTGCAAGCCTTTGGATATTCTCCATTTAGCATTTGTGTACGAATATTTTGCAGTTGCGGTAGATCGAATAATTTCTCTACATCATTGTGTATATCTTTTGCTGTGTTTAACGGATCAGGGTTCAACGGACTTGCCATATTGCAGCAAGGATTTACACACTGAATACCTTTGCTATTCCAATGACTAATAGCAAGTTGTTTAAAAGGATAATAACAATATGAATTATCTTTAGAAGGTATCATTTGCTTCCTTGCATAGCGCAAAGAAGTCTGCCATTTCCGGAAATGTTTTTTCAAAATCGAGATTGCGTCTGCGATCATGTTCCTTGAAAAAGTTCCAAAAATCTTTGCGACCTTCACGTACTTTGTTTACATCATAAGTTGTATTTTTCATGTAGTCAACTACTCGGCGAAACTTTTCATATTCCATTTCGCTAAAATGTTCTTTACTGCCTTCTTTGGTGTTATCTTTAATAAATTGTAAATGACTTTCCATGTACGGCAAATACGTTTCTTTAGGCAAAATATTAATATCGTGCTGCAAAGGCTCTTTTAGATAAGGAGTATCAAAGTGTATACGCTGCCAACGTCCACTATCTACATTATTATACTTACGTCTTTGTTCTAATATTTTTTCTAGCAATGTTTCAAATGTTGTTACACTAAACAAACTAAACGTAATCATATATGTTACTGGTGCTGTTGTGCTTTGCATAAAATAATCAAAGTTGCGTTCAAACACATTAAGATCAAGTCCGTCTCTAATATACTCAGCACGTTCGTTCCATGTGTCTAAACTTGTAAACAACTTAAATGATTTAATTTTATTTTGTGTAAGCAAACTGTTCACACTATCAGTAAACTTAGCCAGCTGACGTTCTTTGCCGCCAAAGTTACTGTTTACATTAAGTTCAAGATTTGGCTTAGGTTCTTTTTCAAGTTCGTCAAATAGTCTATATGTACTTTTTTGCATCGTAGGCTCACCGCCTGTAACACGTAAAATGTTTAGTGTTTTACTAACTTCAGGCCACCAGTTCCACCATGCACGTACATATGGATTGCTGTCTTCTTCATATACTTTAAACCAGTCAACATCGCATCTATGATTCTTTGCCATATCGTAAGGACCGTGTTGTCTAATTTCTTGGTGAAAGCGACTGCTTGCTTTTGGATGACAATAACTACACCGGAAGTTACACTCATTACCAAACGAAACTTCAATATACTCAGGATTTACATTAAAGTCCCAAGGATTAAATTTAATTTCTTGCAAACGTTGTTCGTTATAGATACTACCACTGCGAATGTGTCTATCACTAATATAGTCATCGCCCATATTTTCAATATTCCAGCAATAGTTACAACCAACACATTGCTTGCCTTCTAACATCTCTTTGCGTTCTTGTTTTTTATGTTTGGTGTTGTGTAACGCACTTGGATTGGTTAACAGTTCGTCAACATCGATCTTGTGTGGTGCTGGATGATAACAACTATGTGTTTCACCTGTTTGTAAATATATTGTTGTATGATACCATTTTGCAAAACAAAAAGTCGGCGAAAAATGCCGAGTAGTAATATCATTAATGTGTTTTACTCTATCTGTTTGATTTGACATTATCGACCTTTGCGTGGTATCCTTGACGGATTTTGATATAGTGTTTTAAAGAAATGACTTTGCTGTGCATTTAGACATTCTTCGGCAATCGGAATTTCAAGTTCGTTAATTAACATACTTCCAAGTTCTTCAATTGTTTCATTTAGATTTTCTTCAGTTACTTCTAACGATTCCCAATACCGATTGAGCCATTCAAAGTCACGAACATTTACAAAGTCCCAATCTGTACACATTGTTTTGTATAAGCCTTCTCTAGCACCGTATATTGCCCAACGTCCGTTTTCTGCATCTGCGCCAATCATTAGCCAGACATACAATCGGTGTAAGTTTTTCCAATGATTTTTCTTAAACGCATCTACACTAGGCTTCATGCCTCTATCAAGTGCCATTTTAACACCTTCTCTAAATCCGGCACGCCATGCTTGGTGTGGTGTATGATTATTCATAATTTCACTGTGGCACTGATTAATCTGGATATATTCCATATCCCAACAAAAGTCAACTTGTGCATGTGGATTATTTGGGTCTGCATTTTCATGTGTGCGCATGTTAAGCACTTTTTCTTTAGGCCAACACTTAATACCGCCATTGCCATACATTAATCCGTTGATAGTGTTTTTTGCACTCCAACTTACTACACAGTCTTCAAACTTAATTGCCTTATTCCAATGTGCATCTTCGTGTGAATCTAAATCAAACTCTCTGCCAAGAAACTCTGCATTAACAATATTATCGCCATCAATAGTAATAAAGCGATCAGTTTCGCTTAGTTCGGCACAAGCCTTGTGTGCAGCGTCTGAGCCTTCGACTCCATGCACACGTTTAGCCCAAGGAACTTTACTACACAAATCTGCATAATTTTTTTCTGCATTTGGCTCGTCATAACTTAGATAAATGATATCATAATCTAAAATACGGAATTTGCTCATAGTAAAACCTCGTGATAATATTCTTCGAATCTCTTTATAGTATAAATGCTAATTGCATTTGCGTCAAGTTCTAAATCACTTGAAAATTCAAATTTAAGAACATCGTTTGCTAAATCGGCTGTGTTAACACTAATAAACTGATGCAGTACATGCGGATCATTTTTATTTGTAATACTAAATCCTAACTGACTTTTATATACAAGTTTACCTTTGCGTAAATTATCAGATATAGCTTCGTCAAGTTTTATTTGCCAACAACTATTTTTTATATCTTGTGTAATAGTAATATCAGGACGAGATAAGGAAATATTTGGAATTTGATATATTTGATCGTTAATATCAAACCGATGTTCGTCTTCGATAAATCGATGCATTAATTTATGTGCTTTTGTTAAATTATCAAATATTACAACATAATTACTTACAACTTCTTTGCCAGTAATTAAATTAGCAACTTCGTCATAGTCAACTTTGATATAATTACTACCCTCCTTGAAACTGTTGCCAATTTGAGTAATTGAGCCTTCTTCATCGAAATATACATATCGTGTTGTTGATAATTGTAGCATTATATTCCTAGTTGTGTTTCGTATGTTTTTATAATTTTTTCATTACAAAAATTATCTTCTGTATAATGAAAAATACCTTTTTGTGTGTAATTTCCAATTGTTAGTTGACACTTGTTATTTAAGTAAACACCTAGCTGTTGTTGCCAGTTGTTGACATATAATTTATCCCAATTTTGGTTGTGTAATTTCATGTGAGTGAACGTAGGATAACTTGTGTTTAGTGTAACGTTGTGTTCGCATCCTAAAATTTTTGTAGCAATTGCACAACTGACGTCCATACTTGGCCATTTTTGGAAATACTTACCGCCGGCATATTGCCCATAAAATAGTTCCCAATTGTGCATAATAAGTTCAACTAATTTAAAAAATTCATGTGCAGTATTGCTTTTTTTAAACCAATGACACCCAACATATATATTAGGCAAATGATGATTTCTAAATGCTTTTCTGTAATATGTATTATCAGCTATATCGCCACGGTATGTCAACACCTTATTTACAAAATACAAATCTTTGTTTTTCATTAAATCGTGCCAATGTGAAATATCAGATAACACCAGCATATCAGTATCAATTACTACTGTTTCATCAAATGGAGTCGCATGATATATTTTCCATCTATTTTCAATTTTCCATTGACTGCTTTCAGCTTCGTCTTTCCACGGAATGTCAACAACATGATCAAATAACTGTTTGTATTTTTCTGGAATCTTGTCGTTTGTAATTAGTGCAATTTTACTTTTTGGATTTGTTAGTTTAATGCTCATAGCTGCAACACTAGCTTGTTGTACGTAATCAACTTCGCTATTTTGTGCAAACATTGTAAAATTAATACTCATCAATCATCCTATTCAAACTAAATTTATTCATGATATGAACATTACAATCCTTTATGTAAAGCGGAAAATAATCTACTCTATCTTTCTTTTGCATCAATAACTTAATAGTATTATCCTTAATTTCATAACATACATCTTTATCAGTTGAATAATACTTTTTACCAGGCATTTGTCCAATAAAGTTTCCTGACATATGTCCGTTGAGTATATGTGCTGCAATACTAAATGCAAAGTCATTTCTAAATGTTAATGATTGTATTCTATATAGATTACGATAGTGTGCCCAATTATCTTTTATATGTGTAACTAAATTAAAGTACATTTTAGTTTTTGGAGATTTTTTAAAATAGATAATAGTTGCCCAATAAAAATCAATACCGTTAGGAGAAATGTGATTAAATTCAGCAGTATCTCGCCAACCCGATAAATCAACTGCATCTTTGTACAACAAAAGATCATTATGTTGTTCGAAGCAATGTTTTAGTGTATCATTACATAATATGTAATCAGTGTCCATTACGATAGTTTCGTCATAAGGAGACAGATCGTAAACTTTATCTCGACTAGCATTTTTCCATTGTAACTTATATTCTGTATGAGCACCGTCTCGAAATGTTTTATAATTGTTTATACTAGAATTGTCAATTTCAACGATGTTATCAAACACAGATACTTTATCTTTATAATTTTCATAAAGATATCCACTGTTACTTGTAACTAGAGTAACAGGTATTTCTAAGTAGTTTTTTATTCGTTCTGCACAAAATATTGCTTGTTTTATATAATCGACTTGATTGTTATTACATGCAATTAAAAGAGCACCTTTGCTCATGTTTCGATAATACCTTCAACTGATCTATTTGATATAAGTTTGTCGTATTCGACAAAGTACTTGTTGCTTGCTTGAAAGTATGTGTTACTAATACCTTCTTGAAAATTATCAATTTCTACATTTACTGGAATGTTATTATTGTCAGTAATTACAATTTCGTCTTGACCAGAATTTTTCATTGAATAACAAAATGTAATCAACTCCTTCGTAGCTGTAAAAGTTCCACCTTTATAATAATAAAGTAAATCTTCTTGATATTTTTCTTTTAATATGCGCCGCTGATTGTCTAGAGTAATCATATAATTACTAAATTCAAGTGCTTTTTGTAGCCGTTCGTCCATTACAAATCTCCATTATCGTTTTATTATATACGATAAATGAACAAATGTCAACGATTATTCTGGTTGTGGATTTGCGTCTTCGAGTGTGTGTATGTTTGTAATATTAGTGCCATTTACAGGACCTGTATTATCTACCGCAGTATAGGTTGCACTATTGTAAGTAAATGAACTGTCAGCATCATATGTAGTTACAGAACTATTAAGTGTACCGTTTACTGTTTCGTCAATTGGATCGTCATCGCCGCCTGGATCAACACCTTGGCCACCTGTACCAGTATCGCCATCAACAAAGCGAATTTTTAAACGTAGTTTGTCAGCAGTAAAATATCCAAGTATATCATAACGGTTATCTGAGTATACTCCACTGCCCGTTTTACGAAACAGTATTCTGTATTCAGTTGTTGAAAGGTCTTTTAACCCTCTGTATACTGTTCCTGAATCGGCACTAGTATTGCATTTATCTATTTTAATTGTACCACAGGCCGATAGTAGATCAGCCCAGTCTAACGACTTAGCTCCAGATGCGCCTGTGAGAGAAGGATTGAAATAAATGCGTCCGCCGCTGTCAATCCATTTTTGCATACGATTTGCAGTACTAAAATTAATTGTCAAAATGTGATGCAGTGTAGCATTATTTGCAGCTACACCCCAATTTGAAGTTCTTCCGGCGCCGGCACTAGCAGCAAGAGCAAAACTAGCATCAGGAAATCTTAGATGGTCTGCATCAACACTAAACGAAAATGCTTCAATGCTAGTTGCTACTGCTTCGTAATCGTTATAACCCATTTGTGCAGAGTTTGCTACTGCACTTTGAGATCCATCAGATTGATCATGTGCTAAAGAAGTATCTGCGCCAATTGTTTGTCCAGTTGCCGGAGGTGTAAGTGCAGGCAAGCTATCATTTTGATGCACGTATGCACTGGTTAGATCTAAAAATAAATTAACATGCTCATCATCTTCAACAGTAGTATCGTCTACTTGATCAGCACAACGTATTGTCTGACCGTACAAGGTGTCATACACATTATCAACCGAGTCTTTGATACTATTGTAGTTTGCTGCTGTAATTGATCCACCGACAGCTACCATGCTATACTCCTAGTGTTTGTGTATTTGTATAAACCGGAGATACAACTTCAACATAGTCGCTTGATAATGCGTTTGAATAAGTTGCACGTTGTTGTTCTACAATACTTCTAAATGTGCCGCCTACTGGTTCGTCAATGCCAGAAGCACCATTGCCTGGATCTAATGGTTCTCCGTCAGTGTACGATACTTTAAAAGTTATTTTAGTTGATGTACTATTCATTTTTGCTTGATAGGTGATATTATTATTTTCATATGCACCTGCTCCTGGTTCGTAATACCATATATTAACATAGTTTCCGCCTGGTGTCAAGTCATAAGCACCAATATTATAATCAGTACCAGAGCCAGCAACTGTATCTGTATAACTAAACTTTACAACTCCTACAGTAGTGCAGATGCTATTCCAGTTTGAATATTTTGCACCAGATCCATCAGATATTGACGAGCGAGTTCTTACTTCGCCGCCACTATTAAAAAATGCACGTAACTGATCAGCATTACTAAAAGTTACTTCCCATTCGTGTATAATGACAGGAGTTCCAGGCTGCCCCCAATCAGTGCTGCGGTTTACTGCTAGTTTAGATTCAGTTGATACTTGATTAATATTATAGCTTAAGGCATTGGTTTCAACGTCAACTGCAATTGATTCGTATTCGGCGTATACACTATCAGTAATATCGTCACTTGTAACAATATCAGTTAACGCCGGAAGACTATTATTTTGATGTGCATATGCTTTTGTTAAATCAGTTTTAAGAGTTTGCATATGAGTAGAATTAACCACAGTTGGGCTATTATTTACATTTGTAGGCAAGCTACTACTTGAAACAGCTTGTCCATATCCAAATGTTGTTGATCCGATACCCAATACTTTGCTTGCTCTTGCTTGTATTTGATTGTACCTTGCAACAGAGATAATATCTCCGACAGCCATACGATTCTCCTATTTTATGTGTATATTTATACCTTTAAAATACACTCTACTAATTTTTCGGCTTCGTCGCTGTTTGTTTCTAATGCTACACCTACTAACGATCCACCGTTGATTGCAGTATTTGCACATCCATTATCGTGTACATATACTGCCTGTCCTTTTTTAACTGGTCCAGTAATACGCACCGGAACACGGCCTTTAAGACCAATGTATTGTCCTTCGGCTTCACTATTCATCATAATTGCAGGGTCAGTTGATACAACACCTATTGCTATACAACCCATACTAGTTGCTTCTACTTCATACTCTTCGTGTGAAGAAACACAAACTACTGTTCCAGGAATTAATTCTTCTGCTGTTGTATACTTTTCTGCTAAATCAGCATAACGTGCCTGTGTTGCTGTTCCAGTAAAAATATTTGCAGTTAAATTACCGCTTGCATCTCTGGCTGCAATTGTATTATTATTTGCACTAGTCGACGCACTTCGATAATTTCCTGATACTTCTAGTGTATTTGCTTGTGTTGCTGTTCCAGTAAATGTTGTAGCATACATATTAACTAATGGGTTAGATGATGTGCCTATGGTACTAGTTGTAATTCCAGGAAAAATTGCTGTATCTGTAATTATCCAACGATCAGAATCAGCATTGTTTGAGATACGTATTTCGTCTCTATGCATTTGCATTCTTGGTGTTTCATTGTCTGCGCCAATTTTTACTGTTAAGTCAGTGCCATCGCCTAATGTAAATCCAGCATCGCTAAAATTTGCAATGCTGCTAAAGTTTAACGAGCCAGTCTGAACAAAATCACTTGGACTGTATGTGTTTGTTCCGT